AGTGGGTATCAAGTGCAACGATGCATGTAAAGAATGGTGCGAATCAGAATATGTCGAACCACAAATTGACTGGAGCAAAGTTCCAGTTGATACGCCGATTCTGGTTAGAGATAGTCAAGATGATGAATGGATTCATAGACATTTTGCAAAGTTTAAAGACGGCGTTGTTTATGCATGGGATGATGGAAAAACATCATGGAGTTTATTAAGTCTTGATAAAGTTGATTGGAATTGGAAATATGCAAAACTGGCAGAGGACGGTGATAAAAATGAAATGGAATAGGCATGCAATCCATGTGATTAAAGGGGCATCTATTCATCCAGGTCTTAACGAAATTGTAAGGGTTGTGAATGAAAATGCATATTTGCTTGGCGAAGCAGTTAAAAAGATTGATGATTTAAGCAATGAATTAGAGGAACTTAAAGGAAAGTTGAATAATGAGCATTAATTACAAAAAAGTTTTTGCTATGAAAGCAGAAAGAGAAAAGAGGATTAAGTCTATTTGCCCCACAATACCATGTGAAAGTGGCATATATGCGTTTTACCGATCAGATGAAGCAGGTATTCGTAGGAGTTATGTAGGGCAGGCCGTGAACCTTTTAGAGAGGTGTGCTTCACATCTTGCTGAGTACGATCATATAGCATTGAGCCTTAAAAAGCATGGATTTTACAGTGACAAAAATCCGTATGGTTGGAAGTTGACATACAAAACATGCTCAAAATCGGATCTGGATGATTTGGAAGTATCTATAATCAGACAGTGGGCTGATGCCGGATTTCAGATGTATAACGTAACGGCAGGCAGCCAAGGCAAAGGTAAGCAAGTAACAGGTCAGTATAAACAACCGAGAACGTACTCAGAGGGCATACAGCAAGGCAAAAAAGTGTTAGCTAGGGAATTATCGTATATCGCTGAAAAACACCTTAAAATCGAACTGAGAGAGGATAAGGCTAACAATAAGGTGTCGCAGAAGCAGTATGAGAAATTTATGGATTTATTGAAAGTGGGTGAAAACAATGCTAATTCCGAAAGTTAAAGCCAAAGAGTTTGAAAAATTCGAATTTAAGAAATGTAAGGGCAAATATGGTAAGAATGGTTGCTATTACCTTTGCGTTGCAAGAGGCGTGAAAATGCTTTTCGTGAGTGATGTGTATTTTGGCGTTAATGATTGGGATAATAATGACCCAAGAATACATAAAAAAGCAAATTGCAGATACAGAGACAACAGGACTTACCTTGACATTATTTATGAGCTTATCAAAGCAGATAAGCTTGTAAGCGATTGTTTGAAAGCTGGTGATTCAGAATGACAGTGAAAAAGTTTTTAAATTGGCTCAAACCAAACAAGCCATTTAAAGTAGCATTTGTTAGCATAGAAGCAAAATTTGGTTCAGCAGAAGAACTGCCAGAAAGTATTTTAAATGCAGAGTTAATTCGCACTTCGAAAGACAATGATGGATGCGTGGTGCTTGAGGTAAAGGAGTGATTTTTGCGACAGTCAAATCAACAGACAAAACAAGTCGAAAAACAGAACGCAGCCTTATGCATCCTCAGTATGCTGACAGGTTTATAAGACAATACATTTTGGATGAAAAATATTGGAAACAGGAGAAAAAGTGATGTTCGAAGTAGGACAGAAATATAAAATTTATAGAAACAGTGCAACCGAAATCAGAGAGAAAAACTGGGTGAATGCAGTAGTAGAATCTGTGCCAGATCACGGAAGATTTGTACGGATGAGATTGCATTTTACTGGTGGATATGTAGGACATACAAGCTATGTTGAATCGTATTCGGTTGCAGCACTTGATAAAATGATTAAAAACGGTGAGATGGTTCGTAGATAGGAGATATATATGAGTGAAAAAGTTATGGAGCAAGGAACAATTGAAGCAATCGGTGTCGTTCTGGACCTGTTGCGTGATTGCCTTGTCGTAAATGGCGTCAGCCTTGGGTATGATAAGCAAGATAATGAACTTATCTTTTTTGATACTGGTATCTATCTGGAAGAAAAAAGATTCAGTGGATTTGCAGTACCGATTGAAAAATTAGTGAGGTAGCAGCATGAAAAATGTAGATAAAATTCGTTCCATGAGTGATGCGGAACTGGCAGAGTTTTTGTGTGCTGTATCATCGTACACATCGGAATATCGGTGCGAAGAATGCATGGCATCTGAATATTGCAGAAATGGGCACAAAGGGTTCATTGATTGGTTACAAGAAGAATATGAAGAAACCAAAGTAGAATGGTGATTGATTTTGAGCAAAAGATAGAAAAGGGGTGATAGCGTGGAAAAAGGGTGGATAAAATTGCACAGACAGTTGCAAGAGTGCTGGATATGGAGAAGAAATGAACCGTTTGATATGAGATCAGCATGGGTTGATTTACTTCTTTCAGCTAATCATTCCGATAAAAAAATATTGTTTGATGGCGAACTAATTACCGTTGGAAAAGGTCAAATTTTGACATCTGTAAGAAAATTATCTGACAATTGGAATTGGAGCACAAACAGGGTTTACAGGTTCTTGAAGTTACTTGAACAAGATGGGATGTTGAAAAAAGAAAGCAACAAAAGTAGAACACTCCTAACCATTGTAAATTATGTGGTTTACCAGTTTTATGAAAACACTAACGGACACAGTAATGGATACACTAACGGATACACTGGCGAACACACCAGCGGATACAGTGACGGATACAGTGACGAAACACCAACGGATACAGTGACGGAACACAAACAAGAATGTAAAGAATTAAAGAATGATAAGAATGTAAAGAATGTAGAGAATGAAAAGAATAACAAAGAAAGAGGTTCTTACGAACCTAGAAAGAAAGGCGATCCGTATTACCCGGATGATGAACTTCTGGAAACTGCATTCAGAGAATTTTTATCAATGCGAATCAAAATCAAAAAGCCGTTGGCAACCAAGCAGGCATTAACCAGGATGATGAACAAGATTCAAACTTTGTCTGGCGGGGACAATGACTTGGCGGTAAAGATTCTGAACCAGTCAACCGATCACTGTTGGACTGATGTGTATGATTTGAAAAATGATTACAATGGCAGACAAAAGAAAACGGATTACAACAAACCAATAGATTGGAGTGGTGTATAGTGACGAGAGAAGAAACAGTAAAAATTATCCGTATCATTTGTGGCAGCTTCCCGAATTTTAAGCCAAGTGATTTGAGTGAGACTGTTGATATCTGGAACATGATGCTTGATGAATACACATACAATCAGATTGCAGGAGCATTAAAATCATATATTCTGTCAGATTCGACAGGGTTTGCACCAAGCATTGGTCAGCTGATTGCAAAAGTCAAAACAATTGAGGAACCGGCACAGCTAAATGAAACAGAAGCATGGGGATTAGTCAGCAAGGCAATTCGGAATGGGTATTACGGAGCGGTGGAAGAGTTCTCAAAACTTCCACCATTGGTGCAAAAAGCTGTCGGAACACCAGACAACCTTAGAAACTGGTCACAGACGAACCTTGAGAGTGTTGAAACAGTTATACAATCCAATTTCTTGAGAGCGTACCGGGTAGAAGCACAGAGAGCGGCAGAAATATCAAAAATGCCATCTGACATAAAAACAATGATTGAGAATACGTCTCAGAACTCGTATTCGGCTCAAATAGCGAATAAAAATAAATGTTCAGTAAAATCCTTGCTTGAAGATAAAAAAACGAAATACGGTCAAAATAACGATACTACAGTGCCTATGCCGAATGACTGGCGTACACGATTAGATAAGGGGTGGAATTGATGAATCAATACAAAGTTTTTGTGAATGGAAAAACATTTTTAGAAACCGCAACTTCTGCGGAGCTTAATGATACATTTGGAATTTCTCCGTTGAAAGCAAAGAATATGGCAAATGAGCACAGACCGGAGAACATTGAAATCCGCTTGGAAAAGATTGGCGAGGTCGAAAAACCATTAAAACTGAGCATGGCAACCAGATTCGTTCAGAGATTTGGGAAAGAAGCATATGAAGAGTGGGTTGAAATGAACAAAAGATATGGCGGTAAGGTGAACGTATGAGCAGCAAATTAACAAGAGCGAAAAGAAAAAATAAACCTAATTATGGGTGGATGCAGTCAGAAATCGATGCTATCGGTGCTTATCAGAGCCGCATTAACTGGATGTCTAAAATGTCCAGCCGGGCATATACGAACATAAAGGAAATATCATTGTGGGTTTTGCATGATAAGTTTGGATTTGGATTGAAGAGACTGAATCGTGTGTGTGAAAAAGTGCAGTCAGCAGTTATCAAAAATGATCAGATTGGCATAAAGGTTGACCAGATGATTATTTACTGCAAGAAAAAAATGGACATTGATATCTATGCGGAGTGTAGGCGTATTCCGAGAAACACAAGATATCAGATCGCAGGCATTGAACATCCGAAAAATCCAAGAGATATGATGGACTATACACAAGCTGCTACGTTAGCCTGTTCACTGGCAATTTGTATGGTGTGTACAGAATTGCAAGAGATTGAGAAGTTTAGCAAGAAGCAGATTCGGAATTTTGTAAACGAATGTATTACACTGATTAATGATTATCTGGCAACCGGATATATTACACAGGAAGATGTGACTGCAATTTTGAAAAAAGAAGTAAAATTCGACATGAGAGGTGAAGAAGATGGAGAATAGAAAAAAGGTAGTGCCAATATGTGAAAAAGTGACATTAACTCTTGAGGAAGCAGCAGCTTATAGCAATGTTGGCGTCAACCGGTTAAGAGAAATGACAAATGACCCAAGATGTAAGTACGTTATCTGGTGTGGAAATAAGAGATTGATAAAGAGAAAAGAGTTTGAAAAATTCATTTCGGAAAATGTGGAAATGTAGACTTTTAAAGCCTTATGTAGTAATATGAAATTACTGTATTAAGGCTTTTTCTTTTAAAGAAAGGGGTGCGAATAATGGGAAAAAGCCTAAAAGGAAAAGAACTTGGAATAGGTATTTCTCAAAGAACCGATGGATTTTACATGGGTAGAGTAACTGATCGCAATGGAAAAAGGATTTCTAAAAATTTTAAAAAACTACAGGATTGTAGGAAGTGGGTGGCAGACATGCAGTTTGAAAAAGAGCATGGTAATGTTCTGCGTGGAGATAATCCCACTGTTGAATCGTGGTTTAATTACTGGTACGAAAAATTAAAAAAACCGTTCTGGAAGCCAAACACGCAGAGTGCAAATTTAACAAGATGGTTAAGACACATAAAGCCGGTAATGGGGGATATGTTGATTAAAGATGTCAAACCGATTCATTGTAGCGAAGTGTTTGAAGTAATGATGGAAAACGGGATGAAAAAGAACACTATACAAGGAGTTCGTGAAGTTATGCATGGTTTTTTTGAATCCGCCGTTGAAAACTCCTTTATATCATTCAATCCGGTAACAAGGAATGTAAAAATTCCGGTGAAAGAGGAAGTGAAAATAAGGTTTTTGACGGTGCAGGAGCAGAAAGATTTTCTTGAGAGATCGAAAAATACTGCAAATTATAATTTTTTTGCATTTGCGTTACAAACCGGTATGAGAGTCAGTGAAATTCTTGCGCTGACGTGGGATGATGTTGATTTTGAAAAGAATAAAATATGCGTAAACAAAACATTATTTCAAGACACAGACAAAAAAACAAAAGTCGGAACGCCAAAATCGAAAACAAGTATACGCACTGTTCCACTGACAGAAGAAGCAAAGAAACTGCTTAATGCACAAAAAGAAAAAAATGCAAAATTAAAAGTAATTAGTTTAAAATATAAAAATAATATTTTTTTGAATACGCATGGTGTTTTGAATACTAGAAGTTCACTTAATACGTTATTGAAATCTTATTGTAAAAAATATAATGTGGATGTTTTTTCGATGCATTCTCTGAGACACACTTATGCTACTAGGTGTATTGAAGCAGGAATAAGACCAAAAACATTACAGACCATCCTCGGACATTCTAGCATAACAATAACAATGAACCTTTATGTTCATACAACAGAAGAAGCAAACGAAAAGGAAATTTTGAAGCTGGAAAATTACCTAAAAGTGGTGTAATTGGTACGGAATTGGTACAAAACTATATAACTAAATAGCACGAAACCCAGTAAAATCAATGGTTTGAAGCACATAAGAGAAGCAATAATACAGATCATTTCCTTATGAAATAACGCAAAAACGACTTTCTGTTTAAAAGTCTACATAAGTCTACAAACAGCATAAATACTGGAAATAAAGCAAATTTAACAGCTTCACAAAAACCTACAAAAATGTTTAAATTCAACTTTTGATTGGTACAAAATTGGTACGTTTTTAAAAATTGGTACAAAAATTGGTACAAAATTGGTGTAAAAAATAGCATAAGAAAATAGCCTTAATACAGTTGAAAAAAGTTGGTGCCGTTAGGCATCTTTTTTTATGTCTGAGCATATAATATAAGGGGTGCTTTTTGCCAATTTCTCAAAAAAATATTCTGGAGGTATTGCCATGATAAAAGTGCCGGATTTTACCAAAGATGAAATTAATTACATTTTAGATAAAGCTAACTTTACAGATCAGCAGCACACATTGTTTATGCTTCGAAACAAAGAGTGCAGCTACGAGATGTGCGCTGAGGAAATGAACGTGAGTATTGCTACAGTGAAACGTATAGCAAAAACTATGAATGAGAAAATAAGAAAAGTGATGTGATACTTTTTTGAGCCGATACTGATATGGTATCTGCTTACTTTTTATGCAAAAATTTATTTAGAAAGAGGGTGACAATGTGTTTTCAGATGAAATTTTAGAGAAAATTTTTAACAGAAAAGAGATGCAAAGGCTTGATTTGCAGACACAATCCTCTGTGATACATGCGATCGAGGAAGTTTTAGAGGGGGAAAAGCAGAATGCAGATGAACAACCAGTATCCGAATAGCATATACAATCCGCAGATACAGCCATATTTCCAATATGGGAATTATGGTGGAAACCAATACCAACAGCAGAGATTCGAACCACAGCAGCAGTTTCAACAGCAAATGCAACCGGTGCAGCAGTCACAATCGACTTTCATAAATGGAAAAATTGTTCCATCGGTTGATGTGATTAATGCAAACGATGTTCCGATGGACGGAAGTGTTGCAATATTTCCAAAACAGGACATGTCGGAAATTTATGCAAAACAATGGAATGCTGACGGTACAATCCGTACTGTCGTGTTTAAGCCAGCTTTAAATGAACATGCTAACAACTTATCAAACGATAAAGAAAAAACAGTTTTAGAAGCACTAGAAGATGTCAGAAGCGGATTTGATGAAAAACTAAATGAACTTGTAAGTGAGATTTGCAAGTTGGAGCAAAAAATTTGCGATACACCAACTAATAGAACAACTAAATCAAAGAATAGCACAACTTAGTTTGTGTATTAGTTGATATGTAGTTGGTATGTTAATTCAAAAGGATGGTGCAGAATGAATCCATTAAATATTTTCCAGATGATGAAAAACGGGAACCCACAGCAATTTTTACAACAGATGATGGGAAATAATCAGATTATGAGAAATCCCTTAATGAAGAATACAATAGAAATGGCTCAAAAAGGCGATATGCAAGGAATTGAGCAAATGGCACGAAATTTGTGTAAGGAAAAAGGTCTGAATGCAGAAGATGTAATAAATCAGATCAAAAGCAAGTTTAATAATTAATGGCATAATAGATGTTTGTATACAATTCCTGGGTGACATCTTTATGAATAAAATTTTCGGAGGTAAAACTATGTTTAACTCAAACAATACGCCTTTTACCATGCCTGTTATGCCGGCTACCGGCGGTTATTCTGACGGTGGCGCATGGGGCGACGGGGGATGGTTATGGATTATAGTCGTGTTCGCGTTGCTTTTTGGATGGGGAAACAACGGATTAGGTGGATTTGGCTGTAATAATGGCGGTGGTTATGTTTCTACAGCAGCTACACAGGCTGATATACAGAGAGGATTTGATAATTCCGCAGTTATCAGCAAGTTAGATGGCATTTCTAACGGACTTTGCGACGGTTTTTATGCAATGAACAACAGTATGCTTACCGGCTTTAATGGTATTAACACAAATATTATGCAGACCGGTTACGGCATTCAGCAGGCTATTAATGCTGATACTGTTGCTAATATGCAGAACACAAATGCGTTACAGTCACAGTTAGCTAATTGCTGCTGTGAGACGAGAGAAGCTATTCAAGGTGTAAATTACAACATGGCAACAAACACATGTGCGTTGCAGAACACCATGAACACAAATACAAGAGATATTATTGAGAGCCAGAACGCAGGGACTAGAGCAATCCTCGATTATCTCTGCAACGAAAAAATTTCTTCCTTACAGGCAGAAAATAATGATCTTCGCAGAGCAGCTTCACAGGATCGCCAGAGCGCACTGCTTACAACTCAGATGGCAGCTCAGACACAACAGATTATCAATGCTGTTAACCCAGCTCCGATTCCGGCATACACCGTTCCATCTCCGTATGGATATGCTTGCGGATGCAATACTGGTTGCGGATGCTAAAAGCACAACAGAATAAGAGTAACTTAACCAAGTTTTATCCAAGGTTATGTCTGCTTTAGCAGTATTACAGTGATAAGGGGCAGACTGTTGTTTGCCCCTAAATTCGATTTAGGAGGTAAATTATATGGCAGAATATTTAGCTGTTGCGTCACAGGAAGTGGCTGCTAACGGAAATGTTGTTTTTACAAACACAGCAGTTAGAGGCTCTAACTGTATTCAACACAGAGAGGGTTCTGGAATTGTTACGCTTAGAGGGATCACAAATCAGTGCCGGGCGAGATATTTTGTAGATTTTTCTGCAAATATTGCCGTTCCTACTGGCGGTACGGCCGGAGAAATTTCTCTGGCAATCGCAATTAGTGGTGAACCGGTTCTTTCTTCACAGATGATTTCTACACCGGCAGCAGTGTCGCAGTTCAATAATGTTTCGACTGGAATCTATGTAGATGTTCCGAAAGGCTGTTGCGTAAACATCGCCGTTGAGAACACCAGTGGTGTTGCTATTGACGTAGCTAACGCTAACTTAGTTGTAACAAGGGAGGCGTAGAGTTATGGATATTAAAAGAATGCATTGCATGATTGAGAAAATTGCAGAGTGTGCTGAAAGTGAGTTCAACAAAGGGATAGAGAATGTTGATCCGGTAGAGATGGGGCAGGTAACAGACATGCTCAAAGACCTTGCGGAAGCCATGTATTACAGAACACTAACCAAAGCAATGGATGAATCTGAAACAGATGAGATCATGGAAATGTTCGATAGATACGGCGATGGTGGTAGGAGATTTTACGACAATTACCGATATGCAAACGGACGTTTCGCACCTAAAGGAAGAGGAACGCGCAGAGGATATGAGGAAAGGCCATACTGGCACATGACTCCGGAAATGTACCATGATTGGACTGACGGACGGGACATGGATAGAGACAGAATAGGTAGAATGTACTATTCTGAACCATCACGCATTTCTGACAGTGCTATGCGTGATTCCAGAGAGGGCAGAAGTGGCATGAGCCGTAAGACATACATGGAGAGCAAAGAGCTTCACCGGGCAAATACACAACATGACAAAGAAGCAAAGATGCGTGATCTGGAAAAATACATGAAAGACTTGAGCGAGGACGTAACAGACATGCTTGGCGATATGACACCGGAAGAACGGTCTATGATTAAAGCAAAGATGTCTACACTGGTGTCTAAGATGTAAATGGTAGGGGCAGAAATGCCCCTATTTCTGAACTTTGAAAACTGAATATTGGTTAATGGTTTTTATTTGAAAATAACTCTTGACTTTTGGTGTGACACAAACTATAATAAAGGTGTGACAAGAAAGGAAGTGATCAAATGTCACCAATAGGTCGCCCAAAAGTTGACAATCCAAAACTAAGCAGGTTTAGTATTCGCCTTGATGAAAAAACGGAAATTAAGTTGAAATTTTATTGTGAAAAATACAACATTACCAAAGGCGAAGCTATAAGGAGAGGAATAAATCTTCTTTTGGAAAAAGAAAAAGAGTAGTCAAACTCTACTTGCCGGTAAGTGACTACTCTAAAAGTGAGATAAATCTCTGTGAAATATTTTATCATAGAGATTATCTCATTTCAAGAAAAATTCTAAAGTGAGGTAAAATATTATGGATAATTTTTTAGAAATTGTATGTACTAATCAGATTATGGGTAATGCTGAGCAGGGAGATAAGTACTTGGAAGTTTTCAAGCCATTTATGAATAAACTCAAAGACATTGTTAGTGATAAAGTTTATTCTGAGTTAGAAGAAATATTTAATGACTGTGCAGCAGAAAGCAACTATTTTTATGCTGTTACAGGAATGAAGTTGGCTATTGGCATAATGAATGGAACGTATACACCTGCTGTTTGATTGGGGGGATAATACAATGAATGATATGATTACGATTGAAGATGCAGAAATGCAAATTCGTGAGTACAACGGGCAAAGAGTTGTTACACTGAAAGATATAGACAAGGTGCATGGTAAGAAAACAGATACTGCAAAGAAATCTTTCCAAAAGCATAAAAAGCATTTTGTATTAGGTGAGGATTATTTTGAAATAACAAGAAAAGAATTGGGGGAACGATATTCCCCTAAAGAAAAAATAAAGGGAAATCCAAGTCTTATAACTTACTTGATCACAGAAAGCGGTTATCTGATGATAGTAAAGTCTTTTACGGATGATTTATCATGGCAAGTGCAGAGACAGCTTGTAAATGCGTATTTCAACGTTAGAACAACCGCATCCGTTCCGGCAGTAAGGCAAAAGTATCACACAAGCAATACACCGGTTCCGAAAAATCCAAACTGGTACATGAGAAATAGACGTAGAATCAAATGGATATGCAAACAGGAGGATGTGCCGGTGGAGACGCTAAACCACAATATTCTTTTGCGACTTGGCGAAGAATACGATTTAGAAGCCACAAATGAAATTTACGAAGCGGAACTTGGCAAAAAGCCAGTGTATGCGCTTGATATTGTTAGCTATTTCCCAGAATTGGCAGAACTGGCAGACACATATCTTAGAACAGTAGAAAAATTATACCAGTAACAATAATTAGAAACCATTAACCAGTATTCGGTTGGTGGTTTCTTTTTTTGGAGGTACTTATGTTTGAGATTAACGGTATACTTTGGAGAATATTATTTGTGAATGGGAACAGTGAACATTTAATGCGTTCTGACGGTTCTCATAGCCTTGCTGTGAGCGATTGGAACGACAAGACGGTGTATTTATCAAATATTCCTAAAAATGGCTATTTACGCAAAATATTGGCTCACGAACTATGCCATTGTTTCTGCTTTTCACATAACATATCCATGCCTATTGAACAGGAAGAGTACCTTGCGGACTGGATAAGTCTGTACGGTACGGACTTGATATATCTTCTTGATGAATTAATGGCAAATATGCAGATAGGAGTTGCATAATGAATAAAATTGATGAACTATTGGAATATATACACAAGACAAATCCGGGAATGACAAGGGAGCGGCTACTGGAAGAACTGAGTGTAAGCACATACACAAGCAAAGCAATTTTGTTTACGATGGAATCTGTCAAAAATGGTCTAGCAAAATTTTAAGCCCCCCTGGGTCTTAATTTTGAGCAAGGATTTCAAAATTGCAAATTTCAATTTTTCGGTTGGATTTTTGCGAGATTTTCGCGGAAATTTTTTTCAAAATCACAAGTGCCGCGGAATGTCCTGGTTGATTTTGATACCCCCCGGGGTACCGATTTTCAGATTGAAAAACCAGATCGGCAAATTTCAAAATTTCGACCAGATTTTGACCGGATTTTAAAACGGATTCGTTATTTTCTGACAACTTGAAACAATTCTGATAATTTAGCGACCTGGCGCGCATGTCGCGCGCTGCCACCGTTGCAATACGTATCTAGTCGCCCATAGCATACACTAATAAAAATGGCGCAGTCAATAAAATGCAAAAAAGTATATTGTATACATATATTTTTTCGTGCGCATCGCTCCCCCATGCTTCCGGGCGCACTTAATAAAGCCCCTTTTATTTATTTTTCAAGGTTCTACAAATAAACCGTTATTTTTTTAATTTGTAAAATGTAACGGTTATTTTTTTCTTTTTATTGCTGGATGCGGTCAGCGTTCCGGGCGTGATCTGTTTTTATTTGGTGGCACGCCAGCACCAAAACGCAAGCACAATTATAACCGGCATTGCTTGTCTTGAGCCAGTGCGATTCTGACGCGGTCGCCGCTGCGCTACATCTGATCTTTTTTTCTAACCGTGTGCCGGATGCAGAAACGCACACGAACCGCCATTTTTTACCGCTGACAGCTGCGGAACGCATAAACGCGCCAAAAATTCACCGTGCAGCATATAGCCACGGGATGCCAGAAAGACCGCCCGCCGGAATCGAACCGGGCAAAATAACCATTGACGGCACGACAAAAAGCCGGAATAAATCCGTCTAATTGCAAACAAATTCACATTGCCAACCTGTGACAAGTACCATTTTCCCGTCTGATCTGCGATAAACGACCCCGCAACCGTCCGCATACGTTGACCATACAAGCCAGCCGGGCGGCGTGATCGGTTCGCCTGTTTTATAATCCCGCCATGCATAGCGCGGAACCGTTCCGGCTTTCTCCTGTCTTTCTGCTTCCTGGATTGCTTCAGCTTCCGTCACAAGCTTGTTTTCGCCTTTTAAGTGCAAAATATAAGATCTCATTTTTCATATCCTCCAATTTTTCAAAATATAGCAATGCGCCGGAACTTCGCCCGGCGTTGCCTTTTTTTATGATATGCACATTATTTGTTCAATCTGTATACATTGCCGTCATATGTATACAAGTCAATTCCGTTTTCATCCTCTTTGTAGCTGGCCACCGTTGAAAACGCATTTTCCATTTTTTGGACCTGTGACGACTGAGAGACCAGCACGCCAGCAAAAAAAGATGCTGCACAAAGTAAAATGATACAAAGTTTTGATTTTTTCATGTCTATTTCCCTTTCTGGTCTGCCATCGTCAGTACCGGGAGACCGTCCCGCGGTGGACGCCCTGGCGGGCGTTTCGGCTATTTATGAGGCTATCACAATGCCGTTTGATGCTTCGTAAACGTCAAAATCGCAATCACGATGATATGCGTCATAATCGAAGTATCTCATCACGATAGAAGCAGAGCTTTGTAATTCCTGCTCTATAAGCTCGTCGCAACTGTCATGATAACTTTCAATGTCCTCATAAAAAATATGGCTATCATGCTTTTCAATGGCTTCTTGAACGTCCTCTGTGCTCAAATACTCCATTAATGCTACTACCTCGTTGCGTTCGTATTCTTCCATGCCCTCAAGTTCCTTTATTGTTTCTATAACGTCATCGACGTTGCTATAATTGAGGTTGCGAAATTCAACCCCCAAATAGTTATCGATGTCAGCGATGAACCACTCGCCGCCGTCGCGTTCCGGGTCCTCTTCGATAAATTCTTCTGCTTCGTCTGCGGTCATCCAACCATAACCGATGCAACCGTTGTTATATGCGCCCCATGTGTTTAAATAAATTTTTGTTTCTGTCATTTTCTTTTCCTCCTGCGATCTGTTTTTTTGTTTCTTAACTTGGTTATAGTATAACGCACATATACGCAAAAGTACAGACGGAATAATACACAAAATAACGCACATATAAACGTGATTTTCTTGTGTAAATCGTATAACGCACATATATTCATTGACTTTATAACGCACATATGTTATTATTTCATATATAAATGAAAAAGGAGGGCGAAAAATGGCAACAGAAGCGCAGAAAGAAGCTATAAGAAGATATGAGAAAAACAACTATAGATTGAATATTGTATTCCCAAAAGGAACGAAAGAACGCATCGAGGCGTTGGGGTTGGAAAAATCTAATTCCGCATTCATACGTGATACAGTGATTGCAAAATTGGATGAACTCGAAAAAATTTTAAAATAACGCACATATATTCATTGACTTTATAACGCACATATGTTATTATAATTTCAACAAATAAACCAGCAACAGAAAAGGAGAAAAGACATGAAATGGAAAGACGTTAAAAAATACAAAATAGATTTTGAACAAGCCGAGGAAACCGGCGGTTTCATAGTGTTTGAAGAATATGAAGACTGGAAAAATTACGATTTGACTTTTGGCCTTTTCTCGGACCTGGAAGCGGCGAAAGTATTTGCAGATGAGATCCAGAGAGGCGATAAAGAACAAAAATACGTTGCAGATTTTAAAGCCTATACTTTAGGCGATTACGATTATCTGTACATAGCAAAGAAATAAAACAGGAGGGAAAAAAGATGACAAAAGAGGGAATGAAAAAATATAAGCTCACTTCTGAGGTGAGCTACAAGGAATGTTGCACCGGTGCTGTGAAATACGGCTGTTCCGGTTGTATGTATGCTTTTCCTGGGTCGCATGATCTTGAGGGCAAAGACATAACGGCAGACATGCCAAGCGTCTGTACAGTTTGTAAAAAATAAAATTAAGGCGGTCATTTCTGACCGTCTTTTTTCTGTCCAGATCAGACCGCGTGAAACAGATTGCGAACGAAAAGCGAACTGAAACCGGTACACCTTCCGAACACGTGCAAAGCCTTTATTTATGCGACTTTGCGAAGATATTATATTTTTATGTGGTACACGGTCGACCACATCAACGGACACACTGGCGGACACACTAATAGACACGACCGGGTGAGTGTATAAAAAAATGCGTTAAAAGTGGAAAAAATAGTGGTTGAAAATAAATGTTTTGAGAACGAAAATGCGCGTTTTATAGAACAAATCGTGAATGCATCCAACATGTATACAAATTGTATCCAATGCAAATTTTTATACCCCTTTCCCCGATATCTTCCCTTTTCCTTTTCTTCCCCCACACCCCTATCTTATCTAATACCCATCTTTTAACCCCTATTCCTACACAGTATATTTTATCTATTAACCCTGTTTTTTATTATTTTTATTATAATCAATGGAGTATTTATATTATATATATTTATAATAGGCGCGGATATTGTATACAATAATACTCAGAGTAGTGATAGTAAAAAGTTATTGACAGTTTAAAAAATAAATGCTATCTTGATTTCAGGAAATTCAAGTGGCCCCCGTTTTAGTGCTCCAAGCTGCCGATTATGGAGAAAGCATTGGCGGGGAAACGAAAAGAGCAGGGACGGCAAAAAAGTAACTATTCGCTCACAGGTCTTTTACAGATCTGCGGGCGTTTTTTATTTATCCAGAAAATGAAAAGAGGTGTAAAACATGAAAAGAGCAGGAGAAACCAGAGACCAGGCGCAGGAAGTAACGGACGTTCTGGAGGTATACGAAAATGATTTCGACATGTATTTGCATCTTTTTTGTGAAGAAAATGACATTGATGACCTAAAGAAAGAAAGTCAATCTATCTGGAACGCATGTCTATATTACATATACAGCCATGTGTTCAAAGGTACTAACCAGTTAAAAAGCAAGCCAGATTATAATAACGGCTTATTTATAACTAATAATAATGCATATAACTATGATCTATTGTTAGATATAGTAGATATATATATATATAAACTATGTATGCAGTATGATAAAGAGGTTAGTATATTGGGTTTTAGTACATTAACAGGTATTAATAATCTAACCATTACCGAATGGGGAAATAACAGAGCTAAACTAAGCGACGGTGGTTTCAAGATTTACAAAAAGTTAATGACATTTAACGAGGAAAGTCTTAGCGATAAGCTGGTGACCGGCAAACAGAACCCCGTTGGGGTGATCGCAGTATTAAACAGGCGACATGGTTGGGCAAGCCCATACACAAGCGACAGCAACAGACAGCGAACAGCGTTAACAGCGGATCAGCTGCCGAAGTTAGGGCGAAATAAACCGGTTGAATTGTGCGACAATCAAACACAATTAGAAGAGGATAACCAATAACGACAGCATTTTGAATTGTGTGAAATCATACACAATTTAGAAACCCAGTAAATACAAGGGGTTGCAAGTTATCAAGCGTTTTCAACTCTTCGCATAACTGAGCTTTTGCGAATAGTTGAACGGAATAAAAAATAATTGTATGAATTGTTTTTGAATATCACACAATTATAGTCTGGTTGCCAAGATCAAGAGCAAAGGACCGGGGAGGGGGTTGGAGAAGCTGAGAAAAACCGCCCTACTAAGTCCCGTAAATTCCGACAAAAACAAAAAGACCTTTTTCAGATAGGAGATATAACATGTTATTAGACATTTTGATGATTTACTTATTTGCGACATTAAATTTACCGACATGGTTTCTTGTAATAGTCATTATTGATGCGATTGCAAGAACCGTTGGTATATGCATCAGGAAATGAGGTGTAAAAAATGACATTTAACGGATTTCAGACAGGAGTAATGAGAACAGCTAGTGATATCTGCAAGGCGAATAACGAAAACATGTTACTGAACGGCATCTTAGGTGCAGCAGGTGAATCTGGCGAAATGGTAGATCTGATGAAAAAGCAGCTGTTCCAGGGGCATCCATTTAACCGTGAGCATTACATCAAAGAGTGTGGCGATGTTCTGTACTATCTGGCACTGATAGCTGAATCTTTAGGAACCACACTTGAGGAAATTGCAATTACGAACAATAAAAAGCTGTGGGAGCGTTGCCCGGATGGATTTGATTCTGAGAAATCACAGCATCGCAAAAAGGGAGATATCTGATGGTAACATTAGCCGGAAGAAGAATAACTGATGAATGTTCACAGTGCGGATTGATACTCACCTGTGAATTATGCAGACAAGGGCATGGAATCAATGTAGAACGGTCAAATATCCGTCAAATGGTATCGTGCCAGATAAAACACCGGGAGGATAGAGAAAATGTCGGTGACTGATGAAATACTAAAGACGGATTATTCAAAAACGTTTGATGACAAAAGAAAAGCACTTGTTTGCCAGTCCTATTACAAATACGGTAAGGCGAGCAAAAACTTCTCTACCGGAAACGTAGACGCTCTGGGATGCATTGAAAAATGTCTTGAGAAGTTCAAAGAGACAAAGAACACAGAGTATCTTCTGGATTTGTCAAATTATGCGATGTTCCGCTACATGTGGCCGCAGAACGGTGAGTTTTTCAAACATACAGATTCTGACGGTTCCGCGGGAATTGTAGGCATGAGCGTAAAAGAGATGGAGGACTTTAAAAATGGCAGATGGTGAAAAATATTGTGGTAATTGCAGGTTTGCAAGAACAGATCAAGAAGATGATTGGATTTGTGTAAACGATAATAGTGATTACTGCTCTGACTTTATAGATTATCTCCATGAATGTCCAGACTGGGAGGGCAGAGATTATGATTAGATGCTTTTTGATTATCGCAAACATAGTAATTTGTCTGCTGATGCTAATTGGTGCCGGAGCAGCAAGTGATTCTAACGAAAAAAACAATGGATTTTTCTTGTTGGTAACTTTGACAGTGATTTCTGCATTTAATGCAGCATACATATTGTTTTGCTAGTGGGGTATGGCGCAGTGGTAGCGCAACGGATTTTGACTCCGCGGTCATCGGTTCGATTCCGATTACCCTAGTTTGGGATGTATATCCAAAAATCCCATACATTCATTTCTCCTTGTTATAGAAAATATGCCCTACATAGCGGTCAAATGTTGTGTGGGGATTAGCCATCGGACAGATGGCATGAGTGGCATCCCTATTTTTACACCTCTTATCGTGCGCTTGCATACCGCACTGAAATGTATGCAAACAAGGCTGCATGGTGTAACGGAAAGCACACAGCGCGCACATTTGGAGGAACAGGTTCAAGTCCTGTTGCAGCCATTGGACTTTTCATAGAGTTCAATCCTTTCTGTTGATATGTGTTGTACCGGGCGAAAATAAATTTGCCCGGTATCGGAATGTAGCGCAGTTGGTTAGCGCACCTGTCTTATACACAGTTGGTCGTAGGTTCGAATCCTACCATTCCGATTTTGCAGATATAATCCTAACTGGAAAGGAAACTGTTTGCTAAACAGCCAGTAGCCGATAAAACGGTGTATAGGTTCAAGTCCTATTATCTGCGCTAACTTACGGTAGAAGCCGTAAGCGGTAAAAATACGAAGTCCGAATGGAATTGTATCAAATGTAGCGACAAAAGAAATTCCGATATGGGTTGGAGACGCTACACCACCCATTCAGATTGACCAATGTTCAAAGCCTTGCAAGTGGTAATGCTGGTAGATGAATGTCAGACGTTGGTGGCAACCGTAGGTGTTGAATGGCAAAGTGCTTAGTCTGGTTCGATTCCAGATGTATGGTGACATTTCGATATACAAGAAATACAAGTTCGATTCTTGGAAGATGGGTTCTAATAAGGTGCAAGTCCTTACATTCAAATATTCCGGATAGCGACCGGATAGAGTGTTGGTGGCAGAATCCCACTTGAATTAAAAAAATGCTGCTCTTGCAGAAATGCACACGGAAAAGAGGTAGCTATTGGTTGTGCTATGGCGGTCTGTAAAACCGTTCCCATGTGGTAAACATTGTTGGTTCAATTCCAACCTTTTCCATTGCCTACGCTAAAATACCGGTTATGTCGTGGGTGTTGATTCGTGGCGGAATGGGTAAACGCTTAAGCATAAGGCAATCCACACTTTGGTTAGGAACAAGTTGCTGAATTAAAAAGACGGCAAAGGAACATGTATGGGTGTTACCTGTTGCAAAAGTGATTGCTATGTGTGGTTCAAATCCACACCGAATCAATATATGGTCTCAGTGCTTCGTGTATGTTTGACGTTGGCATAAAAGAGTCAGCAAAGGTGGATGCATCATCTAAAAGAAACGCACAAAAACAAGGTTGGTTGGCTATGTGCACGGCGATCAGCTAGGAAATGACACACAAAAAGCTGTAATGCATTTGGAATGAATAGACCTTTGATTGTGTGAATCATATCCAGAAATGAGGAGATTATGAAGAAATTTATAATTGTAAAGTATCTTTTAATAGCAGTATGGACTGTCAATACTGCATTTTGTGCATGCAAAACAGGAGAATTGAGCATATATATTTCTGCTGTTGCGTTTGTTGCCGGAATATTGGTTGCGTGTATGCAAATTATTATTGACCAGAAGAGGAGAAACAAAATATGGCACAGGGAGTAAAGAGAATTGACAAAGAAAAATTCTACAAAGGCCTGGATGATGTTCTGACAGGTACAAAGAGCATGTCTAAGGCAGCTAAAGAAATAGGAATCAGCTTACCGACAGCCAATAAGTATTTCAACATGGTTGTAAAAGGCGAAGAACTGCCAGATGGGCTATTCAAGGAGTAGACATGTGTGATTTTTGCAAGAAAATAATTGATGCTAAATCAGGATATATAAATGCATTAAGCACTGGAAACGACTTCATTTTTGAAGATGATGAGGGTCATTGGTTGCGCATTGACACCGGGGATAGTTTTTGCCCAGGCACAATGAAAATCAATTATTGCCCTATGTGCGGTAGAAAGTTGGTGTAGCAGTGAATCTTGCAGAAGCAAAGGAAAAATATTATCCAACATACAAATACGCACTTGTTAATGTCAGAAGCAACAAACCGCATTCACTTTATGTTAATAGAAAAACAGCCGAAGAAGAAAGACAAGATTTATGGAAATGTTATGGTGCGACACTAATTGTTGTTGATTTGTCAGAGGTGTAGAAATGAAAGAAACTATTTTATATATTTCCAAATCGGAACAGGATATACGAAGTTTTCTGAAATATTTTCAATCAAAGCTAGAAGCAGAACAAAAGGAATGCGCCCTAGATGAAAAACACGATATTTTAAAAGTACCAAAATATTACGATATTGTCGGGAAAAGTATTTATGGAACCATGACTGGTGTTGGCTATGGATATTGCACATATTATTGTTTTTCAGAAGCATATGATAGAAATAAATACAGCGATGCAGAAAATGGAAAACTTAAAGATATTCTTATGCACACAAGACAAGGTGCGGAGAGAATATCTGGGCTTGATATTTTATATATGCTAGGGCTGGTTTAAAAGGAGACAGAAAGAAATGAAAAAATTATTTGTAAGTGTGCCGATGAAAGGCAGAACAGAGGAAGAAATCAAAGCAAGCATTCAGAAGATGAAGAAAATTGCAGAAATTTACGAGGGAGAAGAGCTGGAACTGATTGATAGCTACATTGATGAAGAACCAACGGAAAACTGTAATAGAGGTGTTTGGTTCCTTGCAAAATCTATTGATATGCTTGCAGAAGCCGATGTGTTTATTGGTATACAAGAATGCTACGACTGGAAAGGTTGTTTGATTGAAAACGGAGTGGCTGAAAAGTATGATATTAAGAGATATTCAGTAAGAGCAGATTATGTGATTGATGATTATGCATCAGTATACAGAAAAGCGCATCCAGAATGTGTAAATGCATGCTTCCAGGGATAAATTTGAAAAATACCGTCATATAAGTGGTTTATGACGCTAACCTAGAAAAGTTATAGGCAGAAGTCATTTATATACTTCTGCTTTTTAAGTGGAGGTGTATTCTATTGGCTAGTTCAAGCCTTATATCCACCGTAAATGAGTACGAAAAGTATATAAAGAAGTATGGCATAGATGAAGATGCTATAAATGCGTATATTGAAGCTGCATATGTAGCTATTGAAAATGAAAAGGATATTGAATACGGATTACAGATAACGGAACGTTGTAAACAGATCATAGAGCAGTTTTGTGTTGATATGTCAGACGGTGACATCTGGGAATTGGAAAAATATGCTTTTGAGAATAAGACAGATTTTGAAATCATTGATAAATTTTATTCTGTTTTGCTTCTGGAAGCGAGAAATAAGAAAGTTGACAGCTTTTTTAGATATCTTGAGAGAAAACGTGAACCAAAAGAACGTTTTTACATGCCAAGACGTAAGCAATTCTTAAAAATCGGTCTTGTGGACGCTTTACAGGACATGATATATGACAAATACGACATTTTGTGCATCAGCTTAGTGCCTGGAGCCGGGAAAACTACGATCGAAAAGTTTTTTAATGCGGCTGTTATCGGTTGGTATCCGAAAGATTTCAACCTGTTCTATTCTCATAGCGGTGACATTACAAGAATGTATTACGATGGAATGTATGACATTGTAACAAATGCTGATGAATATACATGGAATGAAATTTTCCCAGAATTGCGTGTCACAAGCACAAATGCCAAGGTAGAGCAGTTTAATGTTGGAAAATACAAGCCGTTTCCAAGTGTACAATGTACATCTGTCGGAAGCAAGAATGCCGGTAAAGTTCGTGCTTCAAAGTTTCTTCTGGTTGATGATATGATTGGCGGTATTGAAGAAGCAATGAACCCAACAATACTTGATAAGCTGTGGGATAAATATGCCGTAGATGCCAGACAGAGAAAAATTCAAGATACTGACGGACATAACTGTAAAGAAATCCATATTGCGACCAGATGGAGCGTAAAAGACGTTATCGGGCGAATACAGACGATGTATGAGGGAAATCCAAGGGTTAAAGTGATTGCTGTGCCGGATATAGACCCAGAAACAGGAAAAAGCAACTTTGATTATGAATTTTCTGGATTTACGGTTGAATTTTTCGAAGATCAGCAGCTTTTGATGGATGAAATATCGTACAAATGTTTGTATAAGCAGCAACCGATCGAACGTGAGGGATTGCTGTTCCCAGACGATAAAATCAGACGCTATCTTAATTTGCCACATGGAGAACCGGAGATTATTACAGGACAATGCGACACAAAAGGAAAAGGAACGGATTATTTTGTTATGCCGATTCTTCAGAAGTACGATGAGGATTACTATTGCGTTGATTGTGTGTGTGATAATACGGCAGATTACGAAATGCAGTATGAAAATGCCGCAAACATGCTTGTGAATAACAAAGTACAAGAATGCGAATTTGAGCGAAATTCAGGCGGTGATCGTGTTGCTATGGAAGTTAATAAGCGTGTTGAGAAAAAAGGTTGGATATGCAATATTACTGACGTTCCGACAGAGACAAACAAGGAAGCCAGAATATTCCAATGCTCAAACTGGATAATGCAGCACGTTATTTTCAAAGATAAGTCACTATATACACCAAAAGAACCATATGGAGTGATGATGTCATTATTGAAACAGTATTCCGTATCTGGCAAAAAGCAACTCGACGATGTGCCAGATACTTTCTCGAACTTTGCCGTTCGAATCACAGGAGCAAATAAAGTAGCAAAAGCCGAAGCAGCAATAAATCCATTTATGCGTAGGGGGTATTAAAAATGACGACAAAGGAATATTTAGGGCAGATAAGCAGATTGAATCGGATGATCGACAATAAATTGGTCGAGTTACACCAATATAAAATCATGGCATGTAGTATATCTGCTGTAAAAAGCGGAGAAAAAGTTCAAACATCGCCGGATTTAGATAAAAATGGTGCAAAATTCGCAAAAATTGAAGAAATGGAAAAGAAAATAGATGAAATGATAGATAATTTTGTTGACAAGAAAGAAATTATCATCAAACAGATTGACAGCATCGAGGATGAAGTGCTTTATGACATTTTGTTTTCCAGATATATCGAGAAAAAGACTTTTGAGAAAATTGCATCTGATATGGAGTATTCATTTAGACAGACATTGCGATTACATGGAAAAGCATTACAAGCGTTCGAAAAAAAATACGGTTATTTATACTTACAAGAAAACATGTCATAGAATGTCACATATATAATTTGATATAATTACAATCGAAGAAATTGACAATGAGTTCTTTTTCACAAAATCCCCCCATACGAAGAAGCATCACCTTAACCGGTGGTGCTTTTTTGTTAGAAAGAAACATTATGAGAGAACCAAGAATAATTAAATGCCCTAAATGTGGTTCGGTTGTTGGCAAGTATTATGGAAAATCCAAACAGAAAGTGATTTCCAGATGCGATAACTGTAGAAAACAGATTATTTACAATCCGGTCACATGGCAATCAGAGATAAAACCGTTGCCTGGCAGAACATGTAGCAGCGGTATGAGATATTAAGAGGTAACACATGAACACACTGCATCTTCAAGACATTGTAAAAGGAAAATACGGACGAAAAATTGCATATACGGATGTTGAAACCATTACACAGGACAATGTCGTAAAGGTTGTTGGTAATTGTATCGGAACTTTTAACTGGAATAAGCATATTATTAAATATCTTTGGGATTACTATAAAGGCGATCAGCCGATACGATACCGTGTGAAAAAAGTTCGTGATGACATTACAAATAAAATCGTTGAAAACCATGCGTATGAGATTGTTCAGTTCAAAACAGGACAATCCTATGGCGAACCTGTGCAGTACATTAGCCGTAAAGATGAAGAAGCCGTAAATGAGGCTGTAGACACCTTGAATGACTATATGGAAGATGCAAATAAACAGGAAAAAGACATAAAATCCGGTGAATGGCAGTCGGCAACAGGTACATCATTCAAGGCGGTGCAGAAAACACCGGGCGAAGAAGTGCCGTTTAGAATTGTTGCACCGTCACCGATGAATACGTTTGTGATTTACAACAGGAGTACAGAAGAACCGTTACTGGCAGTACAGGAGTTGAAAGATGCTGACGGAAAATATTACAAGTTGTGCTACTCCAGTACACATGAGTGCAAAATAATCAACGGAGCCGTATCTGATTGGAAAATGCATGGCTTTGGTGGTATTCCGATTGTTGAATATCCGAACAATCACGAACGAATATCGGATATTGAACTTGTGGTTGATATTTTGGATTCAATCAACAACATGCAGTCGAACCGTATGGATGGAATTGAGCAATTTATCCAAAGCTGGTTTAAGTTTGTAAACTGCGAAGTTGACGAAGAACAATTTGAAAAAATGAAACTGAACTGTGCGTTGGTTGTAAAATCCATGAATAAGGATAATAAATCTGATGTGGATATTATGACACAGGAATTGAATCAGTCTCAGTCACAGGTTGCAAAGGATGATTTGTGGGACAATGCGTTATCAATACTTGCTATCCCGTCAAAACAAGGAAACACTGGTGGAGATACACAAGGTGCTGTAGAGTTGCGAAACGGTTGGGATTTTTCCAAGACCAGGGCAAAACTGAAAGACCCACTGATTGTTACGGCAGAGAAGCGACTAGCAAAAGTTGTTCTGAATATAATCCGCATATATGAAAAGGACTTAAACCTGTCTCTTAGAGATTTTACAGTGCAGATTAACCATAGTCCACAGGATAACATGTATACGAAGTCTCAGACGCTTTTACAGTTGTTACAGTGTGGCGTGCATCCGCTTGTGGCAATCAAGACAGTAGGCCTCTGGGGTGATGCAGAAAAAACATTTTTACTTTCAAAACCGTATCTGGATAACCTGTGGCAGACGATTGATGATGTTGCTGCACAAGAAAAGAAAGCACAAGAGTTGATGCAACAGATGAATAATAAAAACGCCATCGCGGAATAGCGGTGGCTATTTTTAGGTGGCTATAAATGAGAGATTTGAGATTTAAAGTTTCTGGTCAGACGATAGAAAAAGAAAATGGATGCGATTTCACAGGAATTGCAAGCGGAACAGATAACTGGCTGAATCTTGTTTTTTCGTTTGATGCGAGTTGGGCGGGCATGGCAAAAGTTGTCTGCATGAGAGATTCGAACGGAGTTGAAACGAACAGGGTTGTGAATGGCAAGGTTGCGATTCCAAGTTCTGTGACCAATGGAAAGTTCTTCAGCATACAGATTTACGGAAAGAGAAACGGTCAGCTCGTATCGACAAATAAGCTATTCGTTGACCAGACATGAGGTAAATACACATGCCAAGTATAGAAGAATTACTAAACGAAGCAGAATCACATATGGCGGCACAACCAGTAAATGACGTACTGGAAATAAACCCAGAAACGCGAGAAATCAGCATTCCGGATTCTGAAATTATTCTCGGTGTTGAAACTGACCAAAAGGCAGAGCGAAAATATTTCCACTGCCCTAAGATTGTCGGAAACAATATTGATTTATCTGCACTTGAGTTGTATGTGGTATTCCAAAATGCAAGCAATAAGGAAGAGGGAAAAGACCGATATCATGTCACGGATGTTAAAACCACATCGGATGGATATATCACTTTTTCATGGGAATTATCCGCAAAAGTTACTGCATATAAAGGTGACGTTCAGTTTGTTGTGTGTGCGATCAAAACCGATTCTAGCGGTGTGAAGCAGAACGTTTGGAATACAACGATTGCGATTGGAAAATGTTTGATTGGATTATCTTCGGATATGTCTGCATCGGAAGAACAGAGTGCATCCGACCTGTATACACAGTTGATTTCTGAATTGAACAGCACTGCGTCTGCAAAACTGGCAGAAGTTACAACTCAGATTCAGACTGTTGGAAACAATCAAGTTTCAAATGTAAACAATGCAGGAACAACACAGGTAAGCAATGTACAAAACAAAGGAACAGAAGTATTAGCGTCTATTCCAGATACCTATACAGAATTAGATGCATCTGTAAAGCAATTAAATGAGCAAATAGAAGGAAAAGCACCAGTAATAACAGAAAGTACCACAATACAATCTGGAAGCCCTACTACAGTAACAGACAGCGCAGAAATGCAGCTGCAAGGATTAAGGCTGTATGGAAAGAGTGAACAGAAAACAACAACAGGGAAGAATTTGCTACCTATTACAGATAAAGATGTTACGCAGGTGAATGGTGTTACATTTACAAAGAATGGTGATGGCACATGTACAGTGAACGGAACTGCGTCAAGTGTAGCATGGTACAGATTAGGCAGTGATTTTACTGTTCCAGCAGGAACATATACCATAAGTGACGGAACTGTAAGTAATAATCAATCACATTTTTCTGATGATAATCTAACAGCTGGCTACAACTATTCAGAAAAAAGAACCGTCACTTATGACAGTGAACATATTTTTAAACCGTATATTAGAATAAATGTCGGTAGCGTATTAAATAATGTCACGTTCAAACCAATGCTCAACATAGGTTCAGAAGCATTACCATTTGAACCCTACACAGGAGGTAAACCCTCACCAAGTCCAGAATATCCACAGGAGATAGTGAGCGTTGGTGGAAGCGGAAGTATTGGTGTTGAGATTACCGGAAAGAATTTGTTCGGTGGGAAAGCGTTTGCCGATAAGATTGTTGAATTAGGCGGTATGTTGGTTGGTGACAATGTGAAAATTGATGCATCAAAGATAGGCAATAATTTGATATATAAATTCGCAGATAGTTCCAAAAGGTATACCATAATTGTAGAAGGTGTTAATTCGTCTAAAATTCAAGCAGTAAATCTTTCGGTACATTATAGTGATGGAACTACAGGAGGATTCGGAGAATTTAATAATGGTAAAAGAATAGTCGTAACTACTAAAGATGCGATAGGTGTTTATGGCTCTTGGTATACAGGCGAAGCTACATACACTAAATTTGGAATTTTTGAAGGTCAAGTAAAAGAATCAGATTATGAACCATATAAAGAATCAAAAGCAATAATACAAATACAGGGTGGATTATTAGGCATCCCAGTAAATACAGGTGGTAATTATACCGATGAGAATGGTCAGCAGTATATCTGTGACGAGATTGACTTTAGCAGAGGAAAATATGTGCAAAGGGTTTGGCAGACAGAGTTTGATGGGAGTGAGGATGAGAAGTGGGAGATATGTTCTAGTTATGAATACTTTTATTGTCTTAAACTACCAAGTGACATGAGTTCGCGTAAAGGTTTTTCTAATCAATATGCAGACGATAAATTTCGAATTGGAAATGGTAATAATGCGATTATTATTTTTGATGCGAATTATTTTGAAAATAATTTGTCAAATTGGGAAGCCCATCTTGCACAGCATCCATTAGTAGTAATGACATACTTAGATGCTCCAATTGAAACAGACCTAACAGAAGCACAAATACAGGCATACAAATCACTCACAACATTCAAACCAACTTCCATCATAAGCAATGATGCAAATGCTCAGATGAATGTTGAATATGCGTGTGATACAAAAACGTGGGTGACAAATAAAATCAATACATTAATTAAGGAAGCAACTACTTCATAGTGGTTGCTTTTTTAATACAAAAAATTACAAAAAATGCACCCATGCGATAAATGGGAGAACTCAGCAGGAGCGACCTGCGATAACAAAAGCGTGAGTAACGGAGGTAATTATGACAAGAGAACAGGCTAAACAGAATCTTATTTCCATCGGAGTTACAGAGCCTACAGACGAGCAGATTACAAATTATCTGAACCAAGTGAGTGGCGAAACCAAAAAGGAAAAGGATAAAGTGGCAGAACTCAAAGCGAAAGCTGATAAGGCTGACGAGTTGCAGACTAAAATTGATGAACTGGAAGCAGGAAATCTCACCGAGATTGAAAAGGCTAACAAAGCATTAGAGGAAGCAAACAAAACCATTGCTGACATGCAGAAATCAAATGCTATCCGAGATCAGCGTGAACAGGCTATGTCCAATTTCAAGATTGATGCAGAACAGGCAAAAACAGTTGTCAAAGACGATGGCACTCTGGATTACGAAGCTCTTGGAAAAATTATCACTGATAAAGAAACAGCTTCCGCACAGGCGAAAGAAAAAGAAATTGCTGACGGTGGTACAAATCCGGGCGGCGGCAGTAATAAAGGCGATGAAGACGATAAGACAAATGCTGAAAAGATAGCGGAAAGTCTTATATCTAATGCGCCTAAGAACAATAATATTTTATCACATTACATTCAGCAATAATAGGAGGTAAAAAATGGCAAAGGAAATGAATATGCAGTATGAAAAAACTTCATACGCAGGAGATGTTCAAATTTTAAAGAGAGAGCCTAACGAAGCAATCCCATTAACACTTGATTTTGATGGCGTAACAACTAAAAACGCACAGGGCAAGAAAATTGTCAAAGCAGGTACTCCAATCGGGGCAGACGGCAAGTCTAACAACACAGCCACAGTAGTAGGCATTTTAAGATTTGATGTAACAGAGGACAGACCACAGGGGGTACTGCTTAAGAAAGCATACCTTAACACAAAGGTAGCAGAAGCACATTCTGGCGTTACATATGACGCAGCAGTTAAGACGGCTCTTCCAATGATTGCATTTGAATAATAAATAACAGGAGGTAAACAGATGTTAATCAATGAAGTATTAGACAGTAAGTCCATTGCATTATCGGCAACAGAAAACGCCAGTAACCAGATACCTTATCTTGGTTTACAGTGGTTTCCGGAAAGAAAGAAACAAGGACTTGATTTAAGCTGGATTAAGACACATAAAGGACTTCCGGTATCACTTGCGCCATCCAACTTTGACACAATTCCAACTCTTAGAGCTAGAGAGGGATTAAGCAAAGAAAAAACACAGATGGCATTTTTCCGTGAAGGAATGACAGTAGGCGAAGAGGAAATGCTTGAAATTGAGCGTATTCAGTCTGCTGATGATCCATACCTTGCAAGCGCTTTATCAAGTGTGTATGACGATACAAATAATCTTGTAAGCGGTGCAGAAGTTGTGCCAGAGCGTATGAGAATGTCACTTCTTGCAACAAGTGCAGGCCATCCAGTAATTGCCATTGTAAGCGATGGCGTTCAGTACGCTTATGATTACGACAAGGATGGTTCATACGCAAAAGACCATTACGCAAAACTCTCTGGAACAAGTATGTGGAGCGATACAACCAATTCAAAGCCACTTACAGACCTTAACAATGCAAGAAAGAAGTTACAGAAGCAGGGCAAGATTGCTAGATACGTGCTGATGAACAGCAACACATTTCAGTATCTGCTTGACAATGCACAGGTAAGAAACTCAATCCTTGCACAGAACCTTACAGCAACCATTGAGGTTGATGATGATACTGTTGTTTCGGTAGTGCAGAAGAGAACAAAGCTCACTATCGTGTTGTACGACAAGATGTACATTGATGATGATGGCAAGGAACAGTACTTTTACCCAGATGACAAGGTTACACTTCTTCCAGATGGCAATCTTGGTAATACTTGGTTTGGCACTACACCAGAAGAAAGAACTGCAAGACAGGTAGTCGACGTAGATGTAACAGTATACGGCACAGGTATTACAGTTGCTACAAAGACAGAGTATGGACCACCTATGAAGATGTCAACATTTGCATCCGAGGTTGTACTTCCATCGTATGAAAATATGGATAGCACATTCGTATATGAGGTTCATAGCGAAGAGTAGGGGGTGCAACTATGAAATATCCATATATAGTGATTCATAATGGGAAATGGTATAAAGCAGGTGACGAAGTGCCGGAGATTAATACTCCGGCATCTTCTGATTCCAGATATACCAAGACAGACATCAACCGAATGAGCGTTTCTGATTTGCGTCAGATTGTTATGAGCACTGGCGTTGAAAATGCGGACATTATGACCGGGGCAGAAATGAAAGAGTATCTGATTAATCTGTTTGGTCTGTAGGAGGTTGCAGCATGGCATATTCAACTTTGCAGAAAATCAAAATACGGCTTGGTCAATACCATATGAATGAATCTGACGAGGTTGAATTTGACCAGCCGGAAAAGAATCCTCTGATTGAGCAGCTTATTGAGCAGGTAAACACAGAGATTACACAACGCCGTAATTATCCGGCAAGCTACACGGAAGAACAGATATATGCAGATTTGAAGAAATACGAAAACAACATTATCAACATTGTTGTTTACGATTGTTCACAGGCGGGCGAAGCTTATATGCAGTCATATACAGAGAACGGAGTAAGCAGAAACTGGATAAGTCGCGACGATTTATTTGCGGGAATTTTCCCGTATGTAAAAGCAATATAGAAGATTGAGCGTTACCAACGGTAGCAGGGGCATACAGCATTAGTGGCGGTGGGCGGTATGCAAAGTTTTTACAGGAGATAACATGAGAGAGTTTTTTTATCAAACATATATGATAGCTCTACCTGTTATTTTAACGGCTCTTCTTGGGTATATTGTCTGGCTGTTGAAAGAACAGAAAAACCAGAAAAAAATCGACAAAGAAGAACGTGATGCCAGAATTGAAGCCGAAAAAGAATTGCGTGAAAAGAATAGCAGGGGAACAATGCTTTTGCTTAGAGTACAACTCATTGAATATCATGACAAGTATATGGAGTTAGGCGAAATACCGTCATATGCGTATGATAATTTCAATGATATGTACGATGTATATCATTCACTCGGTGGAAATGGAATGGTGACAAAAATGAAACAGGAAATCGAAGAGTTACATTTAAAGAAAGCGGGAAAATAAAATGGACATTTCACAGGTTTCAACAGTCGTTGCGATTGTTGTTATTACTTATTTAATTGGTGTTGGAGCAAAATTGTTCCCGAAAGTAAAGGATAATTACATCCCAGTTATCGTTGGCGTTGCTGGCGGTATTCTCGGTGTAGTTGGCATGTATATCATTCCAGATTATCCGGCACATGACGTACTTAATGCGATCGCAGTAGGTATTATGTCCGGTCTAGCAAGCACAGGTGTAAATCAGATTTACAAACAGGCTAAAAAGGGTTCTGATACAAATGCTTGATATTAATAAACAGCGTATGCAGTATTCGTTGCAAGGACAGCGCTTCACTGTATACGACCGTGACGATGATGGAAACATCATATACACATCCTATACGGATTCTGATGGAAACAAAATCTATTATCTTGATGATAATGGAAATAAGATTCCTCAGAACATCGAAGAAAAAACTGGCTTTTCTGAGCCAGTTACTTTTTCTGCAAATATCAGTAACAAATTGAGTGAGGTGCTTGTAAAAGAGTTCGGTATTGATGATAGTTCATCATACTGCCAGATTGTTACAAACAAAGGATATTTGCCAATTAAGTCCGGGGACTACATCTGGAAAAAATCAAATGTCGGCAGAGATGCAGACGGATTAGTGGATGTAAACACGGCAGACTACATTGTAAAGGGAGTTGCAGACGAGGGATTAACCGTAGATTTGTTCCTTTTACAAAAAAATGTAAAGTAGGTTTCTTATGGCAAAAAAAGTGATTTCAATGACATTATCGGAAAAATCCATACAGAACGCAATAAAACAGCTTAGAGACTATCAAAACAGCTTAGAGTATAAATGTAACCTACTGGCACATAAACTGGCTGAACGTGGCGTAGAAATTGCAAGAGCACAGGTGTATGACCTTGACGCAGTGTTCACAACAGAATTGTTCAATAGTATTCATTCTGAATACAAAGGACAGATTGATGGTGGTTCTGTCTGGGCGGTTGTTGCGGGTACAGACCATGCATTGTTTGTTGAGTTCGGAACTGGAATTATTGGTGCCACATCTCCATATCCGGGGAAGTTACCGGACGGAGTATCTTGGCAGTATGCAAGTGGTAAAACAATCAGACAGCTTGCAGATGGGCGATATGGTTGGTTTTATCCTGGAGATGATGGGAAGTGGTATTTTACAGAGGGTATGCCTAGCAGACCTTTTATGTACAATACATCACTTGAATTACAAAGAATTGTTGTTGAAGTAGCAAAAGAGGTGTTCGGATAATGGTTACAGACAATCAATGGGCGTTTGATTTAGGCACAACGATATTTTCTATCGTAAAATCAAAAACGTTGACAGAATTAAAAAGTAAATATCCAGACATATTTGTCACTGACAAAGGAAAAACCAATGGAAAAGCAGTTTTTCCGACCGTATATATTCAAGAATTGTCCGGCTCTGAGCGTGGCGCAGACCTTGAGGGTAAAAGTATCAATGCGGTACTTGAGACCGTGCAGGTCGATGTTACAACAAACACAAGCAGAGCGGATGTGAACCGGGTAATGTGTACTGTGGCGAGTATCTTTAAACAGATGGCTTTCACAGTTCAGTCAATGCCAGACTTTGAATATAACGGTGAAACCTACAGAAAAACAGCACGATTCCAAAGAATAATCGGTGCTAATGACAGATTGATTTAGAGAGCCTATGGCTCTTATTTTTTTACACTTTAGGAGGTAAGCAAGCATGGCAACAGCAGGAGTAAGCGCACTTGGCATTAGATTTGCATATGGTGTTGAAACAACAGCCGGAACAAAACCGACTGCTTTTACTTTATTGACGCGTATCAATAACATTGGAGAAGTTACGGTAGAACCGGAATCTATTGATGCGTCTGCTTTAGAGGATAAGCAGACCAGAAACATTGCTGGACGTGACACTGTTTCTGACACAATGGCAGTAGAAGTAAATAAAACAAATGAAACAATTGCACAGTGGGAAAAGGTAATTTCTGACTATCAGGCATTAACCGGTGGTAAAAGAATGTGGTTCCAGACCATTACACCGGGATTCGAAAAGGCTGAATATGTCGTAGCACAGCCACCGTCAAAACTTCCGATTTCATCAAAAGAACAGAACAGTTTGCTGACTATGACAATAAATCTTATTGTTGAGGAAATGATTGGAAGCGATACAGTTGTAGAACCGACACCGGGGGAATAACTAGCCATTCAATGGAAACGGCTGATTTGAATGGCTATGCCGAACCTACAGCCGATTACGATTTGACTATGTGATAAAAGTTAAGGGGCGGTTTTCGGACTGCCCCTTTCCCTATAAAAAATAGGTGGGAAAGGAAATAAATATGAAAACAATTACAGTTAATGGTAACGAATATAAATTAGAGTTTACTTTTGCGGCAGCAGAGTGCAAAAATCTTGTGAACAGAATGTTCAAGATTATGACCATGTCTTATGTTGCAGAAGATATGAAAGACCTTGATGAAGAAGTAACCGTGAAAAATATGCTTGATGGTGCTGCGAAACAGATCGCTGACATGCCGGAAACATGTAGAATTGCATTTTTCGCAGGTCTGCTTGAGCATAATCCGAAAACAGAGAAAGAGACTGTTGAAATCATGCGCGCATATATGCGCGAGAACAAAATTTCTTACGCAAAATTATTCAAAGATATCCAGGAGTGGATGAAAGAAGATGGTTTTTTCGACCTGTCCGGGCTGAACGACATGATTGCGGAGATGTATCCGGAGACACAGGAGAAACCGAAAAAAGTTCCGCAGGATCACAAGAAAAAGGATTCCACGAAATAATATGGGATGACATATTTCCTAGAGCATTTTCGATTGGAATTAGTGTTGAACAGTTTAAACATATGACACCTATCATGCTGAAAAGATGTTTTGACGGATTTAATCTTCAAAGAGAACGACAAGATAGCGATATGTGGTTATGGTTTGGCACTTACGGAATATCCGCTTTTTCATTTGCCATAGATCATTGCGTTAATGGTCGAGAAGCAAAAACTGAATACTTGGAACATCCTTTGCTTAGCAAAAAAGATGATGATGGTGAAATGTCAGAAGAGGAACTTAAAAAGCAAAGAGAAGCATTTGTTTTGAAAATGCAGACAATGAAAGCTAATTTTGACATAGCACATCGGAAAAATATATAGACGGTAACTATTATGGTTGCCGTCTTTTTTTATACGAAAGTTGGTGAAATGATTGGCGAATATTGATAATCTTGAAATTAAAATAGGGGCGCAAGCAAAGACAGCGAGCAATGCCATTGATAATTTGTGCAATAAGTTAGGACGGTTATCTGCATCACTTGGTGCTGTAAATACTGGCTCAATAACTGGCATGGCTAACGGTGTAAACCGGTTGGCTTCGGCTATGACAAATATGAAATCTGTCGGAACTTCCGATTTTACAAGAGCGGCTAAAGGTATTGAAAAAATGGCTTCCATTGATACGGCAAGTCTTAACCGTGCCGCATCTTCTCTTGGCCAGATCGGCAAGTCTTTAAACGGATTATCCGGAATGAGTGCAGCGTCAAGAAATTTGGCAGATTTGGCAAAAGGAATTGCACAGCTTGGCTATAAGTCGTCTACGCAAGCAATTCAAAACATACCGAAACTTGCAACGGCAATGAAGCAATTAATGACAGAGTTGTCTAAAGCACCGATAGTTAGCCAGAATCTTATAGACATGACTAATGCATTGGCAAAGCTGTCACGAACCGGTTCGTCTGCCGGAAAAGCAGCTAACTCATTGAAGAGTAGCTTAATCAGCTATTCCGGTTCGGCAAAAGGTTCCAAGCTGAGTACGTTTAGTTTAGCTGCGGCTATCGGAAAGCTATACGCTTCGTATTGGATGCTTATTCGTGCTGCCGGGAAGTTAAAAGATGCTGTAAACCTTGCATCTGATCTGACAGAGGTACAGAACGTCGTAGACACAACATTCGGTGCAATGACAGGCAAGGTTGAGGAATACGCAAAAAAGAGTATCGAAACACTTGGAATGTCTGAATTATCGTTCAAGACATATGCTTCACAGTTCCAGGCAATGGGTTCTGCAATGGGTATCGGCACAAGTCAGATAGCAAAAGCAAATGACTTTTTGCAGAAAACAACAGACGGTTATGTTGGTGCATCTGATAGTCTTGCTGATGTATCTTTGAACCTTACGAAATTAGCCGGCGATATGGCATCTTTTTACAATAAAGACCAAGCAGAAGTAGCAGAGGACTTACGTTCTATATTTACTGGAATGGTTGTACCACTTAGACAGTATGGTCTTGATTTGACACAAGCAACACTTAAAGAGTGGGCGATGAAGAACGGCATGGATGCAGACATAAAATCTATGTCACAGGCAGAAAAAACGATGCTGAGATATCAGTACGTTATGGCTAACACAACAGCCGCACAGGGGGACTTCGCCAGAACAGCCGATACATGGGCGAACCAAGTACGAATGTTACAAGAGAATTTCAAACGTCTTGGTGCAGTTATCGGTCAGCCGATTATCAATGCATTGAAACCAATGGTTAAAGCGTTAAATGCGGCTCTTTTGGCTGTTACGCAGTTTGCAGAGAAAGTATCAGCTGCTCTTGGAAAAATCTTTGGTTGGGAGTATGAATCTGGTTCTGCCGGAATAGCAGTAGACCTTGGCAATGCTTCTGACAGTGCTGGTGATTTGGCAGATAGTACAGGTGATGCATCAAAAAATACAGACAAAGCAAATAAGTCGGCAAAACAGCTGAAAAAGACGCTGTCTACCTTACCATTTGACCAGTTAAATAAGCTGTCTGATAACAGCGATAGTTCTGGTTCTGGAAGTGGCGGCAGTGGCGGTTCCGGTGGAAAAGGTTCTGGAAGTGGCGGCAGTGGTTCTGGTGGATCTGGTGGAAATCAAGGCGCATGGAAACGTGTTTCTACGATGTTTGAAAGCGGAATAGACACGTTATACGGGCTTGGAAAATACATAGGAGATACGCTTTCCAATGTATTAGAGAACATAGATTGGAACAAAATCTATGAGAAAGCGAGGAATTTCGGAAGAGGGCTTGCAGATTTCCTTAATGGACTTATTTCTCCAAGACTGTTCGGAGATGTAGGAACAACCATTGCAAGTGCACTTAACACTGTTATTTACGGCGCACTGTCCTTTGGAATACGTTTCGATTGGAAAAACCTTGGGACGTCTATCGCAGAGAGCGTAAATAAATTTTTCAGTACATTTGATTTCAATAGTTTGGCGCGTACTATAAATGTGTGGTGTAAAGGTGTCCTTAACACGGTTATAACCATGCTTGATAGGACAAACTGGACTATGATTGGCACGAAAATAGGAAAATTCCTTGCTGATATTGATTTTATTGATATTGGATATAAAGTCGGAAAAGCCTTATGGAAAGCAATTAACGCAGGGGTAAAGGTGTTTGCGGCCTCTTTTAGCCAGGCACCGATAGAGACAACACTTGCTTCCTTTATTCTGATGCCAAAACTTTTGAAAGCAATAGCATCAATAAAAATCGTAAAAGGCATAGTTGAATTGTCAAAATCATTCAAAAAAGTCTTTACGACATCCACAATGGTTATTGGTTCGCTTAGCGGTAACGAAAAGTATACTTCAAAGTTGAGCGCATCATATCCAAAACTGGGAAATGGAGTCGATGTTGTATCAAAGTCCTTTAAAAACTTTAGGGCTACTCTTGATAACGGAAACTTTTTCAATGCAGTTTCTGAGGGAGTAAAAACACTTAGAAATAACATGACAAATCTCCAAAAGGGAGCTATTGGTGTAACTTCTGTATTTGCTCAGTTTGCTCTGAGTTCCAGCGGTTTTTACGATCTTGCAAGAGGTGCCGACAACGTTGTTGGTGCACTTGCAAAAATCGCAGGTGGCGCAGCTGTGGCAGTTGCATCATTAAAACTTATTGGATTGTCAAATCCGTGGACTGCGGCAATAGTTGGAATGACTGCGTTAGTATCTGCAATCGTTGGTGTAAATAAAGCATTTGACGAACTGCTTGGAAAACGTGTTGGAGAATACATAAACGCATCTTTCTTAACTCCAGGCGGTGTTCCGGTTGAAAAGCTGTTTAGCACAGCAAAAGATGCGATAAATGCAGTCGGAGACAGTTTTGACAACGTATCTGACAAGATAAGAGATTTTGAAGAAAGCAAGAAAAGCGTACAAAGCGTTGTGCTTGAAATCGAAAAAATCCAGTCAGCAATGCATATCGGTGTGTTGTCAACAGAAGATGGAGTGCAAAAACTCAGTAAGCAGTTTGATAGCCTTTATCAAGCAGCTCAAACAAGTTTTGAAGCATATCAAACACTTGTATATGCTACGTTTTCGGATGGCAGTGTTGCTTCTAAAGCATATGAATCTGCCGGAACCAATGTTAAAAAGTTGAAAGAAGATGTGACAGGATATTCTTCTGAAACATTAAATAAAATCCAAGATTTGATTACAAAGTTGAAAGAACTTTCCAGTACAGACCCGACGAATCCGCAGATTGTAGAGTTACAGTCAGAGCTGTTTAACCTAATGGGCGTTTCTGATGATGCAACAAAGGCAATGGATAACTTTGAGAGTTATGTAAATACGCATAATCTGGACTGGTCAGCATACATCAATGAAGATGGTCTGAACGTGGATGCAATTAATGACGATCTCAGCTCACTTGTCGGAAGCGTACAAGATGCGCAAGACAAAACAGAACAGGCGTTAATCGACTTAGCCAATTCTGCAAAAGAAGCCGGTGATACTCACACATATCAAGCCATAATGGACGGACTTCCGGGTGCGATGGATTATGTAAAAGAGCAAACCACATCAAAAGCAAAGGAAGTTGCGGATAAACTTCAAACTGATTATATCAACAACATTGGCAGTATTATGAAAAAAGCCGGTGATGACTGGGAAGATCTTGACCCGATGGAAAAAGCTCATTATAAGTGGAGTAAAGGAACTTATATGAGAACTGTTGTTTCGGATTACAAGAAAAATACAATAGACCCTTTAAACAAAGCCATTAATGACAACTTTACACAGCTTGGAATTGATGGAGAGGGCTATGCCAGCAGTGCAGCGGAAAATATCATAGATGCTTTGTTCAAAACTACTTCAACAGCATCAACCACAGGTAGAGTTCAGGTTTATACTGACGTTGCAAGTAACTATGAAGATGTTTTTCAAAAAATCGGTGAAAATACGGCTGCCGTTGCCGGAGATGCCGGAAAAGATACTATCGATGGATATATCAACGGAATACACAGCAAAGACGCAGATTTAGAAAACGAAGCAAAAGGTCCTTTTGGTAAGTTTGTCGATGCTGTAAAAACATTTCTTGGAATACATTCGCCATCTACGGTTTTTGCCGAAATCGGTGGATTTACTATGAGTGGTTTCCTTAATGGATTAACCACAAATGCTCAAATTGTACTTTCTTGGTTTTCGAATCTTCCGCAGAATATCAAGGACAAACTTGGCAATGCCAAAACGTGGCTGTCTGACAAAGGAAAAAACGCGCTTGAGGGACTGCGTACTGGTTGGGATTCCGTAAAAGAAAGCAAAGTAGGTCAGGCGGCGCAGAAAATTGGCTCTTATGTAAAGGACAAAGCTGGAAATGCTACACAGTGGATTAAATCAAAAGGTTCAGATGCAATCAGCGGATTAAGAGCCGGTTGGGAATCTGTGAAAGAAAATGGATTCTTGAACACGGTTTCAAAAATCGGAAAGCAGACATTTGACAAAATCGGAAACATTCTAAATGTAGTATCACCTAAAGGTGCCGACATCGTTTCCGGATTAAAGAATGGATTCAACAATGGTATCCATACGTTTTATGATTTGATTAGTGGTATTCCTGGAAAAATCAGATCTGGAATGGGTAACTTATCCGCGATCGGCAAGGAAGCAATCCAAGGATTTGTAAACGGTCTGACATCTGTAAAAATCAAGCTACCGCACATTGAGTGGACAAAAACCGATATTGGCATAGGAGATGCAAAATTCTCTATACCAAAATTCAATATCAACTGGTATAAAACTGGTGGATATTTCACTAAAGCGTCTATGATTGGTGTCGGTGAAGCAGGAGATGAAGCAGTATTGCCGTTGGAAAATAGAAAGACCATGAGCATGATTGCTGACAGTATTATGAAGAACTCTAGCGGAATGGGTATTTCCGAAGAGCAAATGCAAGATGCTGTTGAGCGTGGTGTTGCTATGGCACTTATGAATAACCGGCAAGACGTTAATGTTCAGTGTGTTGCGGAGTTCAAAACGACAGATGAAGCCCTTGCAAGAGCTGTATCAAGAGGACAACAGAAAATTGAGTACAGGATGAAGCCTGTACCGTCATATTAAGAGAGCGCAATGCGCTCTCTTTTTTAGAGGTTGAAATGTCAAGATATTATACAAGCATTAATCAAAAACCGACAGTAGATACGATACTTTCTATCACAGAATTTTATCTGGCAACCGGTTCGGAAATCGTTGATTATGATACAGGTGGATGGTCGAGTAGTTTTGTACCTACAAGTTATGCAAACTGCTATTTGTGGAATTACAAACGCATTGTATACGCTGATGGTACATCAGAAAAGACACGACCTACAATTATATGGAATGTAAAAGAAAATGGCGTTTTGGGAAATTTAACGACGTATTACCTTTCTTCTGGCTATTCCAGTGGCATTACCACAAACACTTCTGGTTGGACTAAAGAAATTCCAACGATAAATGCATATAGGCAATATCTTTGGAGATATCAAGTGTTCAAAAAAGAAAACGGTGATAACTACGTTGTTTCTCCGCATATATACGAAACGTATGGAATTAGCGGACATGAAGTAATACTAATGGTTGATGATTTTATCATTCCGTGCCCCGCATCTTTGGAATATGGATTACAAGACGTTTCGGCATCTGAAAGCGGACGTACAGAAGATACAAGGATGCAGAAAAACCGTGTCGGTCAGAAGCGTACATTATCGGTGCAATGGTCGGCTAGAGGATGGAAAGACACAACGTTCTTAATGCAGAAGTTTAATCCGCAATACATTTTTGTATATTACCCAGACATGCTTTCTGGTGATTATGAAGTACGAGAATATTACACCGGCGACAAAAAAACACCTACTAAATTGTGGTGGGTCGGAAAGAAACTCATGGAGTCGGTGAGTTTTGATATAATTGAGAGGTAAGTATGATTACTGTATCTGATAAATACAAAAAAAATATAAAAAATGGAAACAGAAATTTTGGAGTTTATTCAACGCTTACTCTTACGGACGGAACAGAAATTCCGATTGCGAACTCTTGTTTGTGGTCTGGTGGATTCACAATTGAAGACGCAGTTTCGGAAGATTCCACTTTCCAAATTGGCGGTGCAATCATCAATCAATGCACCGTTATTTTGAATAATATTTATGAAGAATATTCAGATTATGATTTTTACGGTGCAAAACTGGATGCCATCGTAGGCCTTGCGTTAGATGATGGAACCGTGGAAAAAATGCGTAAAGGCATGTTTACCGTATCCGATACAAAATATAACGGATCACTTATCACTTTGACTTGTTACGACAACATGTATCTTTTAGATGTTGCATATGATTCAAAACTGTTATATCCGGCTAAATTAGAAAGCATTGCTTCGGAAATTTGCAGCTACTGCGGAGTAAAGCTGTCTACAATTACTTTTCCACACAGCGAAGTTATGGTAAATGTAAAACCTATGTCAGATGGACTTACATGTAGAACAGCCCTTATGTGGATATGCCAGTTATGTGGATGCTTTGCAAGATTCAACAACTACGGCGAACTGGAAATTAAATGGTTTGACAGGGCTACGCTTGATAATCCAGAAGATAATCAAGGAAAATACCATTCTATCAACAACTCATTCTCAAAAGAATTATCAACAAACGACATTAAAATTACCGGGTTTAAGGTTGTAGAAAATTCAGACAGCAATTCAGATCCGAAAGAATATTTTGCCGGAACGGATGATTATGTTGTGTCCATTGAGGAAAACGATCTGATAGTAAGCGGAATAGGTGCAGAAGTGGTGGAAAGACTTTCTGATGAATTTATTGGTTTCAAATTCAGAAGCGGTCAAATTACACACATTGGGGACCCTACGATTGAAGCAGGAGACATTGTTGTTTTTACTGATGAAAAAAACCGGCATTACAAAATGATTGTTTCTGGCACAACATATACCCTTAATGGTTCACAGACCACTAGATCAAGTGCGGAAGCACCTATAAGAAATAATTCGCAGAAGTATTCAAACGGCACAAGAAATTATGCGAAAGCAAAAGATTTGGTGGAAAAAGAAAAAAATGATCGTAAATCCGCAATTGAAGCATTAAACAAGCGTGTCGAGGATGTGGTCGGCTTCTATTCTACTGAAGAAACTGATCCTGCCGGCGGAAAGATTTTTTATATCCATGATAAGCCAACGTTAAAAGAATCAAGCATGGCTTGGAAAATGACCGCAGAAGCGATTGCAGCATCTACGAGCAAAGACAGTGACGGCAATTTTGTTTGGACTTCCGGAATCATGGTAAACGGAGATGTAATTGCCAGAATTTTAAACGCAATCGGTGTCAATGCATCGTGGATTAATACCGGAAGTCTCACGGTAGAAGATGATGACGGAAATATTATTTTTTCTGTTGATGTTGATACGAAAGATGTCACGGTTTCTGGCGCAGCCGTAAAGATAAAAGGAAATTCTGTGGAAAAAGCTATAGAAGATATTGAAGGAAATGTTGAGAAAGTAAATAATACTATAGTCGATGTAAAAGGATCAAGCGTGATTGGTTCTGACATTTTCTATGCGCTTTCTGATTCAAACACAGTAGCTCCTACTGATGGTTGGCAGACTAATCCTCCAACATGGGAAGTCGGAAAGTATATGTGGCAAAAAACAAGGTTATCTTACGGGAACGGTACTACATCTGAAAGCGATCCTGTTTGCATATACGGTTCGAGTGAAAATGGCATAAAAACAATAACGAAATATTTTGCTGTATCTGATTCTATGTCGGTTCCACCGGAAGATTCGGAGTTCACAACCACAAAGCCGATGCCAACAGAAGATAAAAAGTATCTTTGGGTATATGAAAATGCTGTATATACAGATGGATTGATTGTAAACACGGCAAAGAAAACTATCGGATATCAAGGTGTTCCCATTAACGAAATTACATCTTATTATCTGGTTACAGATAAAACGTCTGGAATAACAAATCATACATCTGGGTTTCTCTTAAAAATCCAGTATCCTACGGCAAAAAAAAGATATCTGTGGAATTATGATATTGTATCTTACTCAAACAGCACTGTAAACATTACAGCACCTAGAATTATCGGAATTTACGGTAACACCGGAAGAGGTACAAAGAGCGTAACGGAACAGTATTACCTGTCTGATTCTTCATATTCCTTATCTGGCGGCGAGTGGGATTCTATATATCCTGACTGGGTTTCTGGAAAATACATCTGGACGAGAACGCACATCGTTTTGGATGACGATTCTACCATAGATACGGAGCCTACACTTGCAAAAGGAATCAATACAGCCAACGAAAATGCGGCAGACGCAATAGAAAAAGCAGAGAACAGCGACCCGTTCATCACCGGAACACAAACACATAATACAAGCCAGTGGCGAGGAAATGCACCATTTTCATCACTGAAAGATGGTCAAAAGATTACATACTGGCTACCGTTTTCCGGAATTGGTGAAGCATCTCTTAACCTTAGTTTGGCAAATGGTGGAATGACAGGGCTTGTGAGCATATATTATGGCGGCACAACACCGCTGTCTACGCAATATCCGGCTGGTTCTATCATTAGAATGGTATATAGAGATGGAGTGGACATTGCAGGCAGAAAATACACCGGTTGGTGGTGCGATGCAAACTATGATACGGGTGATACTTTCGACAAAACAAAGTATGCAGCTGAGATAAAGGCAAGCAGTGCTATATCAGCAGGAACTCTGATTGTTGGAAATTCAAGCGGATATCATCCGTTAAATGACGGAACCGACTTTGATATATCCTATCCGGTTCTGTTCGCAAATTCTGCAATAGAAAAATATGCCACAGGAACAGATAACTATACCGTGATAGCTTTTAATGTAAACGCCACACAGGAAGTTACATTATCGCCGTACATGGCGGTATATTTACAAGGTGTTCTGGATGGCAGCAGATTCAAACCAGTTTCAAAGAAACCGCTTGTACAAACCGTTCCGACAACAATGGACGGTTATTATTACATGCTCATTGGAATAGCTTATGCTTCCGATACGATTATGCTGCAAGCGGAACATCCGATATACCGTAATCTTGGAGGTAAATTTCAAAAAATGGGAGCTACCGCAGATGAAACTATCTTGCAATGGTGCAAAAACAATGATTTGACATATATTGATGGTGGAAAGATATATGCAAAATCTGTAACATCGCAGGAGATAGATACAGAAGAGTTGTTTGCACATAAAATATTTGCAACAAATATGTCAATTACCGGAGAAAGCCAAGTTGCAGGATTTCATATTTCTGGTAATCAACTTTATACGTTTAACGGCACAAGAGGTGAACTTTATATTGGAGAAAGTGATGATAATTTAAACCTCATAGAAATCAAAGAATTCATTTCTGGCTCTGGTTATGACACATACTTTTCCGTTGATAACGCTGGAGAAGTTTCATGTAACGAATTGACGGTTCAAAACGGTGGAAATGCTAATATTGGTGGAAAAATTACCGCAGATAGCATTGTTTCATCAAAGGTAATGATTGCAAATGAACGTCAAAAAGATAACTATGAATGGAAAAATGTTGATACAGTGGATAATTCTCTTACCGCAGCTCTTGTTGTAGATCCATATACTGCTGAGGTCCATATGCGGAATCTTCCAAAAGGTGAATTTGATTTGGAAAATAGCAACGGATGGTATAAGTATGGCAAGAGAACATTTATAAAATTGAACGGAGAATTTGTCGGTGCTGTTGAAAGCTGTCCATATCCACCGCAAGGGAACACCGTATACCAGTGGGTAATGCTTCTTAATGCAGCAGAGGGAACTTGGTGGCCTGGTTTTATGGAAATAACAATGGACGGTTCGGTTTCGTTCAGAACAGTAACGGCTCTTGGTGTTACTGAATTGTTTGAATGTACTGGTACTGGTTTTCGAGTATATGGTTATATTGACTTTTTTAATGGTTGATACACGGGCAAATCTATGTGGGAATGAGCCGTTTGCTTAGGAGGTGGACGGCAGTACCACTGCCCGTTATTTATATAGGAGAGTGATTCTATGTCTTATGTATTAAAGGAAATGTGGGCTTCTAAAACAAACTACGGATCGTATAGAGCATTGTGCAGTATCGGATATATCACAGTGCATTTTACCAGTAATGATGGAGATACAGCAGAAAATAACGGTAAATATTTTCAAGGTGAAAACAGGAAGGCATCAGCGCACTATTTTGTCGATGATACGACTGTAGTGCATTCGGTTCCCGATGATCGTATTGCTTGGTCTGTTGGCGGACGTAAATATAACAACGGTGGTGGACGTTTGTATGGTATTGCGAAAAATGCAAACACGCTGAACGTGGAGCTGTGTGATACAGTCAAAAACGGAGTCGTAAAAGCAACAGCGGCAACGATAAATAATGCTCTGGATCTCGTAAAAGATCTGATGAGCAAATACAACGTCACGGTTGATCGTGTAATCCGACACTACGACGTCAACGGAAAGCCATGCCCGGCCTACTGGGTGGATGATACACTCTGGGAGCAGGAGTTTCACGGCAGACTGACGCAACCAAGTATTCCGGACGGTCTTTCCAATCAGGCAGCAGCTGACGGAAACTGGTACTATTACAGAAACAACCATGTAGCGGCAGACTACACCGGGCTTGCGCAAAACGTGAATGGCTGGTGGTATGTCCGGAACGGGGCGGTTGATTTCGGGGCAAATACCGTAGTTCAGAATGAGTATGGCTGGTGGAAGGTAACCAATGGAGCTGTTGATTTTAGCTACACCGGAATTTCTCAGAATGAAAACGGCTGGTGGAGAATCGAAAACGGAAAAGTAAATTTTGATTTTAACGGTCTGGCGAAGAACGAGAATGGATGGTTCTATCTGAAGAATGGAGCTGTTGATTTTAGCTATACTGGATTGGTTCAGAACGACCAGGGAATCTGGCTTGTGCTCAACGGGGCTGTTGATTTTAATTACACCGGAGATGCGACCTGCAAGGTCGTAAATGGAAAAGTTCAAATTGACTAACGAGTGAGGGGCGGTTTGCCCCTCTTTTTTTATTGCCATTTTTTCCATTGTGAATTATACTATCAATATAATTGCAAAAGGGGGGAAATGTTATGGCACTTATTAAATGCCCGGAATGTGGAAAAGAAGTATCAGACAGATCAGAAATATGTGTTGGATGTGGATTCCCAATAAAGGAATATTTGTTTGAAAAAAGCAAAAATGAAGAGTTGCAAGAATCAATAGTGGAAAAAGAAAAACTACTCGAAATCGAGCAGTTTGAAATATTTTTTTCAAACGGTTTTTTCATAAAGTTAAACAGAGGAATAGTGTCTGTAAAATTTTATGATCGGGAATTTGAGGATGAAATAGACAATTTTGTTCTTTTACATTGCAATATTGATGAAGAAAAAAATAACTGCATATTTTCTTTTATTGATAAGAACAAGGCGTTTTTTAGCGGTGTAATAGCGACAGAAATGGATCCGGACGGAATAGCAGGATTTAAAAAATTTAGACATATCATGTGCAATCATAAATTGTATGCAAACAGAAAATACAATGATGAAGTTGACAGACCATTAAGTGATGTGAAAGATATACCAATGCAGGAAAAATTTTTGAAACGTGGAAAGCCTTTTACACCATCATACAGCACGAAACCAAGTAAAGAACTTCAAGCATATATTGATGATTTCCATAGAAATTATATTTCACTGAACGAAAACGATATTGTGAAAAGAGATAAGCCGATAGAAAATAAAGAGATAAAAGAAAAGGAGCCTTTTCACGGAATTTACAGATATATCCTTGGAGAAAAAAGAGAGATTTATTGTCCTGTATGCAGAAGCCAGAATTGTCACTATTTCACATCGGAAAAATTTATTCCTGGGGAAACAAAAACATCATATAAAGCTAATTTGAATCCTTTTAAGCCATTTACATTTGCGAAAAAGAAAGAAAGAGTTATTAAGGAAAGTAAAACGGTATTAGAAAAGAAAATCATGTGTGATGATTGTGGAAATATTTTTGATTGATGAAAGGTCGGAGATTAATCTCCGACCTTTTTCTTTTGCCAACTTGTCGACAAAATTTCCTCATTTGTTCGCATAACCTATATTATACTAGCAAATATCAAAAATCAATACTTGAAATCAACGAACATACGTTCTATAATTATTTCAGAGTAAGATTCAAAGGGGGAATTGCTGTGGATGAAAAAGAATCATGTAAAAGACAAATCGTTGAAATGGTTGAAAGCATTGAAAATATAAGAATATTAAAAATGATATGGGGATTTGTCAGAAGAGGTTATAAAGAAGAAAAAGCAGGGAAATGAATCCCTGCCTTTTTTAAATGATAAATTTTTCAAAAAAATCGCATAAAACTTCTTTTTTATCTGCCGGAAGTTTACTATATTCAATAATTATTTTTTTGAATCTTTTGTCAGACAAACCGATATTCATTACTATATCAGAATATTCAATGTCTGTATCAGTGTTTTCCTTTTCATCAGTCAGATCAGACATTCCAATTCTAAAATAATCTGCGAGTTTTCTTATTTTCCCAGTACCCGGCATTGAATTTCCTTTGCACCACATATTTAATGTTGTGGGGCTAATATCTAAATCTTTCGCAACATCAATCTGTTGCTTTTGATTAAGAGCTATGTATTTGTTTAAATTCCTGGAAAATATTTTTTTCTGCTCTTCATCTGTCATTTTAAGTCCCCTCCTTTCATGGTTTGATTATAAACCATATAAATAAAAAATTCAATATAAAATTCAATATTTTTGAATTTTGGTGTTGACAATCCAATCTGATTGAATTATAATTATGGCATAAACAAGAAAGGAGATGAATAAAATGCCGAAGATTTCATTAGAAGCAGTAAGAGTTAATGCAAGAATGAATCAGAAAGAATGGGCTAAAAAACTGGGTGTTTCAAATGCTACCGTAGTTAATTGGGAAAAAGGTAATACAGAACCTAGCTTGTCACAACTTAGAGAAATGAGCCTTTTATCTGGTATTCCGATGGATTTTATTTTTGTGCCAGACAAATCCAATTAAATTGAATTTTAGAAAAGGTGGTGATAAAAAATGGCAAAAGTCGATATTAGACAGGTCAATGACGAAAAAGGAATTTTTACTGAAATTCTCATTGACGGTCACAAAATTGATGGTGTGAGAAACTACGAATTGAAACAGAAAGCAGGAGAAGCACCTGTGTTAACTTTGGACTTAAATGCATTTGACATATCAACAGATTTAAAAATGTTGAAGTTAAATCAAAGTACAGTCGGTGAGATTGAAAGCATCAAGTTCAAAGATGGCTTTGAGACAAGTTTCGGATAGGCTCCCATGTTTCAGAGAGCCAATAAAAATTATCTGTTTTTTATAATGGAACATTGATTTGGGTCGTGGCAGCAACCTGTAAAACTTGCATATTTGCAAGTCAATCTTCCGGGGATAAATTTTGGCTTTTCATCTTCTAATGAAGAAGCCGGAATCATTTCCAGTGAAACAGAATAATTTTTGTTCTGCTTATCGCAGAATCCGTTGTAGATCACGGTAAATCACCTCCTTATAACTTTGATAAGGAAGATTATACCATAAAAGAGAGGAAGTGAGTTAAATGAGTGAGAAAGAAAAAACTATCGTTGAGAAAATCAAAAAAGCAATTCCGAACATGTCGGATTTTGACAAAGGATATTTTCTTGGGAAAGTTGAAAGCCTGGCAGATGCTTCTGATCAGAAGCATGAAGAACGCAAAGAGCATGGAGATTAGATTTCAAATTTTAAAGGCGGTGACGATAGTTGAAGAGACCTTATTACATTGAGGGCGACGAAAGAAAAACGACATTGCAAGAGAGAGTTGAGCAGTTCGCACTTGCGGTAGCACTTGACATAGAAAATGAAGCAAAATACGAACTAATCCAGAATGAACTCAAGATTCTCAACTCCCTCACCAATGCGCTGATTGCAATTAAATCCTAGTATTTCCTAGAAGAAAATGGATGTTTGCAAGCTTCTGCTCTTGCCGGTTCTGGTTTTTCTTCTGGCAGAGATTTGATGATATCTGAATAGTATTGGTCGTACAGTTTCTTGAAATCGTCAAATGAGCCAGAATAACCACAAATTTTAGCAATGGCATAAGCAGATGCGTATTCTTTGTTATCCATAACAGATCACCTCCTATCTTATGTAAAGATACGGAGATTATATCACAGAAAGTAGGTGAAGAACAAATGAACGAATTACAGATTTTTAATTCAGAAGAGTTCGGTGAAATCCGAACGGTAACTATTGATAACGAAATATATTTCGTTGGAAAAGATGTGGCTGTATCGCTTGGATATAAAGATACATCAGATGCACTAAAGAAACACGTTGCAGACGAAGATAAGCTGACTCGGTGTTTTGCCGACTCAGGTCAGAACAGACAGATGTATATTATCAACGAATCTGGCTTATACGCTTTAATCTTCGGCAGCAAGCTTGAATCAGCAAAAAGATTCAAACACTGGGTAACATCAGAAGTTCTCCCAACCATCCGCAAAACAGGTGGTTATCGCAAACCGATGTCAACAGCGGAGCAGATTAAACTTCTGGCACTTGGAAATACGGAACTGAATGAGCGTGTTACAAACGTTGAGGAAGAAATCGACAGTTTAAAAAATGACATGCCACTGTACGGATGTGAGATTGACGATATCAAAAATCACGTTAATCGCAAGGTTGTAAATGTGCTTGGTGGAAAGACAAGTGAAGCATACAGAGATGGCAGTATTAGAAGTTCAGTGTTTAAAGATATATACCGCCAGTTAAAACGTGAGTACGGTTGCGTATCATCTTATAAATCAATCAAGAGAAAATGGATTGATGATGCTCATAATCTCATCAACGATTATGAGGTTCCGAAAGTGTTGGAAGAACAGATCAGGGATGCCAACGCTCAGATACGGCTTGTGTAGGTACATTTAATAAGGAAGAAAGAGGTAAAAAACATGAAATGGTTTTCGAATTTCACATTAGTGTTGTCCATCTCTGCTCTTGTTTTATCCATTGTTTCTTTTGTTATTTCAATAGCAAGGGTACTACTATAGCAGCAATAGACACACTTATAGAAATGATTGTGCACACAAAAGATGTTCTTGAAGATTTTTTTGCAGACTTAGTTTCACTTTTAGTAAGCTCCAAAAGTTGCCCCATATCTTTTTGAGATTTCTCAAGAGTTGCGATTTGCTTCTCTAATAATTCTCTTGGAGATTCACCCGGTTCGTATTCCGGTGTGATTTTTGGTAGTTCAGTAATAGGTGTGTCAAGTTCGTTAATAGAAAAGTATTTGTTTTTCATAAGTAATCCTCCACTTTTTAGAGGATTATACCACAAAAGGAAGTGATAGGAAAATGAAACAGCCAAAACGGTTGACCAGAGAACAGAAAGTAATTCTTTCAGCACAGGGGCTTGTAGCTGATAACTACATGCTTGAGAAAGAAACAGAATTTTATCTGGTTGTAGTACATAAATCCACCGGAAAATCCAGACGGATAGATAAATATGCAGGAGGAAAATACAGATGATTATTACAGACCCAAACGAAATGCCGATTGTTGAATTGCAGTTTATTAACAACATGCTCGGAAAAGAGTTTGTTATTGAAGATGGCAAAATCACAGGGATTGTAGGTGCAGACGAATAATGGGAACAGCATTTACAGAACTTAGAGATGAAATCAAAAAATCAAAGATTTTTGGTTCATATGAAGCAAGCATTCGCCGTGGTGATCTGCCATCAGAAACACGGACAGCATTGAGAAGTGCCGTTAGCTTGCATGAGATGGATAATGTTGATTTCTTAGACCTGTTTGAAAAAACAGCAAGAGAACACATGTTAGAAGTGTTAGACACGATGCTTCGTGTAGATATTTTAGTTGAAAGGGGATAAAAATGAAAATTGTATTGAGAAAACTCATTGTTGATAACTTCATGGCATATCCACATGCCGAGTTTGATTTTTTCAACAGAACAGTAGTGGCCGGTAGAAACGGAATCGGTAAATCAACTATTGCCACAGCCTATACATGGCTGATGTTCGGATGTAATTACCAGTTAAAGGATAATCCGTCAGTACGAAGAGTTGTTGGTGGTAAGTCAGTAGACGACATGGACGTTTCGGTTACTGCCGTATTGGATATTGATGGTAAGGAAGTGACTGCCAGAAAGGTCCAGAAACGCAAATACAAAAAAGATGGTGTCGGATATTCAGATGACAACACATATTTCATCAATGAAGTTCCGAAGACGCTCAAAGCATTTAATGAGTATTTTGAGATCTATATGAATTTGTTGAAAATGTGCAGCAGTCCGGGAGCATTTCTTAATCAGAAAACAGCGGATATGAGAAGTTATCTGTTTGGACTGGTTGAAAATGTCAATGATCTGGACGTAGCAAAAGAAAATGCTGAACTTTCTGCGATTACAGATTTTCTTGAAAAATATTCTGCTGATGAATTAACAGCAATGAATAAGGCAACAAAATCAAAAATCGACAAGGAACTGCCTGTCATTGACGGGCAGATCAAGGAAAAACAGAGAGATATTCAGCTGAAATCTGACGTTGACGTGGCAGAACTGGAACTTCTGAAAAACACGCTGTCTGAGCAGTTGGAGGGCAACATAAAGAAACAGACGGATGCAGAAGCACTGGAAAAAGGTTTACAGGACAAGGCACAAGGTGTTTTGGATTTGAAGTTCGAATTAAGTGGTTTACAGGCACAGGCAAACGACAAAAATACAGAAAAAATCCGTGAGGTTCAGCACAAAATCAATGATGCAAATGCATTTGTAGATTCTATCCATGAAGAAATCAGAAAAAATGGAGTTGCTGTTGACCGGATTAAGTCAGAGATCAGTGAAAAAGATTCTGCCAGAGAACTGTTGGCAAGGAAGTGGGTAGATGTTAACAATGAAAAATTCGATGATAATTCAACCATTTGCCCGACATGTCACAGAGATCTTCCAGACGAAGAAATCAAACGTCTTGTATCAGAGTTTACGGAAAGCAAGCAGAAACGGCTTTGTGAAATCGAAGCAAAAGGAACTGCATTAAAAGAAGAGATTGAGAAATTGAAACCGGTTCTTGCAGAACTTGAATCTGTGGCAGAAGAGAATATGAAAAAGCTCAATTCAGTGCTTTCAAAACTGGACGAATATAACAAACAGTTAGATGTCATTCCGAAAGTTGTAGATATTTCAGATACAGATGAATACAAAAAACTGTCTGCTGAGATTGATGCAAAAGAAGCAGAATTGCAGAAATCAATGAAAGTTGATGACATGCGTGGTCAATTGAAGCTGGAAGAAAATGAGATACGCAGAAAATTGTCTGAATGTGAAAGCCAGATTTCAAAGTCCGACACATCCGCAGACGAGCAGCGTCTTGAAGAACTACGTGAACGTAGAATTGATATGGAGCAAAAAAAATCAGATGCAGAAAAGATTCTTTATTTGCTTGGTGAACTGGAAAAGGCTAAAAACCAGAAGTTATCTGCCGAAATAAACAAACATTTTGAAACCGTTCAGTGGCAGCTGTTTGAAGTGAATAAATCTGGTGGTTACAAATCAGTATGCATACCTACTGTTGATGGAAAATCTATTCTTTCAACCATGAGCAATAAAGGCAATCAGATCATCGGAAAGGTTGATATTTGCAATTCGATTCAGAAAATCAATGATTTATCCGTACCTGTGTTTCTGGATGATTCTGAATCATTGGATGTTTGCAATAAAGAACGTGTTTCAAAATCTGCCGGATGTCAGTTAATCATGCTTGAAGTAACAGATAGCAGTAGATTGTCCGTAATGGAGGGATAATGGCAGGTGTTGGAATTGGCTGGAATTTAAAACAACCAGACGCGAGATGTATGAAATGCAAAAGATGGAAAAGTGCCGATAATTCTAAAGGATATTTAAATTATAAAACACCAGGAATGTGCACACTTTCATATTGCGAAAAAGATTTTCGAAAAAAGAGAGGTAATAAAAAATGAGTAAAGAATTAGAACTTGCAAGAAAATTGGTTAAACAGTTAGAAGAATCAGGAAACGCAAAAAAGGTCAGACTTTCAGAACTAAATCCGGGTGATGTGTTTAAAATCGGAGAACATGATTTTTTTGTTCTGAAGCATGATTGCGATACGACAACCGTGATCTCAAAAGGCTTCATGAAAGAAGATGTTGTATTTGATGAAAACACACGAGATTACAACAAGTCGAATTTAAAAAAAGTTATTGAAAACGAAATTCAACCGATTATTGAATCCGAAGTCGGTTCCCAAAACCTTGTGGAACACGAAGTTGAACTTACATCCGTTGATATGCAACACGAATTTTGTAATTGCAGTTGCAAAGTAAGACCTATTACGTTTGATGAAGCAAGAGAATACAACAATTTGCTTGCCGACAAAAGCCTTGATGATTGGTGGTGGACATGCACACCGTGGTCTGCTGATGATAGAGGAGCGAAATACAGCATGTCCGTTGTTTCTCCGTCCGGCTTTATCTACTACTACGACTGTTACGACGACTTCGGCCGCGGTGTTCGCCCGGTTTGTATCTTGAAATCTAATATCTTTGTATCGAAAGGGGATAAATAATTATGGGAAAGAAAATTACAGGAAATGACATTTCAGAATTGTTCGACAGAGTTAAAGCACTTGAGGAAAAGCTAGGTGTGATACATGTTCCGAAAGGATTGAAAATCGGGGATGAATTTGAACTTGCAGATGTAAACTGGAAAATCCTTGATATTACGGATGCCGGATATATGTGTATTGGTGGCTCATTGGGAAATAAAAAGTTTGATGAAAACTCAAGTGACTGGAAAAAAAGTAGTTTGAGAAGTTATCTCCACACAGAGTTCTATAAAAAGGTTTCCAAAGAGATTGGTGAGGATAATATTGTTGCTTTTAAAAGAGACCTGTTGTCTCTTGATGGACAGGAAGAATATGGGGAAACAGATGATTTTGTATCTCTTTTGACGGTTGACGAATACCGAAAATACAGAAAATTCATTCCGAATACTGATGAATGGTGGTGGCTCATTACACCGTGGAGCACACCTTGCAATAATTATAAATCGACAGTCGCCGTTGTTTCTCCGTCCGGCCTTATCGGCAGCTACATCTGTAACGACTTCAACGGTGTTCGCCCGGTTTGTATCTTTTCCTCTTCAATCTTTGAATCAGAGGAATAAGTAAATGGCCGAATCAGACTTAAAAGTAATTTTGAAAGCAAAAGATCTGGCAGAACATACATTGCGTGTAACTTCAAATTGCAATAGATATCCAAAGAAATACAGATTTTCACTGGTAGACAAAATGCAGAATAATGCACTTGAAATCTATGAATATCTGTATGAAGCAAATCGAACCGATTTGAAGTATTACAAGAGAGAGCGGTCAGAATTACAGACTAAAGCCATAACTCACTGTGATGAACTTCTGTTTTACATTGAGTTATCAATGAAACTGAATATTATCAACACAAGAAGTATGGAATATTGGTCAAAAATGGTTTCGGATATCAAGCATATGGCGATTGCTTGGAGAACGAAAGATAAAAGCAGATAATTTTACTGGTTATGTACTGTATAAACCGTTGTTTCTCCGTCCGGCAATATCAACAACAACAACTGTAACAACAACAACGGTGTTCGCCCATTCTGTATCACACAGACAGTAAGAGTAGGCAATAAGCCGAAATCAGAAAAAGATACAAAAAAGTGCATGACCATTCCGAAAAGGATAAATACAAAGGATTTTTTACAATGGATAAAGATGTTATATGTGATTTTGAAAACCTGTATAGAGCTTATAAGAAAGCTAAAGCAGGCAAAGGATTTAATGGCAGCAGTGCTAAATTTCAAATAATGAACCTTGAGGGATTACACATTTTGAAAGAGCAGCTTGAAAATCAGACTTACCGGATGAATCCGTACAATGAATTTAAGGTATATGAGCCTAAAGAAAGAGTGATTAAATCCTGTTCGTTCAAAGATAAAGTAGTACAGCATTGCTTATGCGACAATGTATTGCATCCGAGATTGGAAAGTGAGTTTATTCGAACTAATTATGCCGGGCAGATAGGAAAAGGTACACATTTTGGAATTGATTGTTTAAAAGAGCAAATGTTGGATTTTTATAATCAACATGGAATTGATGGTTGGATTTTAAAATGCGATATCACAAAATTTTTCTATCAAATAGATCACGATATTTTAAAGGATATTGTTGATTATTATTTCCCAGATGATTATACGCAATGGTTGAACCATTTGCTGATTGACAGCACAAATGGTCCTGGACTTCCACTAGGGAATCAAGCTGCACAGGCATACGCATTGCTGATTCTGAATGGATTAGATCACTTTGTGACCGGAGAGCTTGGAATAAATTTTTATGGAAGATACATGGATGATTTCTATTTAATTCATCACGATAAGGAATATTTAAAGTGGTGTCTTGAATGTATAAAACAATTCGTGAATAGCCTTTGTTTATCGCTTAACGGTAAGACACAAATAATTCCATTTAAAAACGGACTGTTATTTACAGGTTTTCATCATTACATAACAAAAGACGGAAAACACATAAGAAAATTGAATGGAGTAAACAAAAGAAGAATACGAAAAAAGATTAGAGTTTGGGCGAAACTTGTCAATTCTGACAAAATGTCAGAGAAAAAATTTTATGAAAAATATAATGCTTGGAAAAATCATGCAATGCATGGTAATTGCATTAAATTATGTCATTCAATGGATTTATATGTTAAGGAGGTACTCAAACATGAGCAAATTTAAAATCGGAGACAGAGTGAAAGTTAAAGACGATTTTTTTACAACATACGATATTAAGGGTAAACCTGGCACCGTCATATTCGAATATAAAACTGACTGTTTAGTAAAATTTGATGACTTCCATGATGGCGGTAATGGAACTGTGTACGACAAGGATATTGATGGAACGCATCTTTTTGGCAAACAGTGCTTATATGTGGACAAGGCTAATATTGAAAAGATAGCACCAGAAACCATCGTTATTTACAAAAAAGATAGACAGGTGATTGCACTTGATAAATCGACAGGAAAGAAAGCCATTGCACGTTGTAATCCGGAAGATAAATTTGATTTCAACATTGGTGCCAGATTGGCATTTGAAAGATTAACCAATTCAGAGCCAAAAGCAGATAACAGCATTAATGATACAGCAAAAGAAATATACAGACTTTATAAATCTTTTGTTGATGCAGGATTTACAGAAAATGAAGCATTTCAGTTATTAATTAACATCACAATCGGAGGTATGAAATAATGGCAGAGAACACAGCAGTAGAAGTAAATGAAGAAAAAAAAGAAGTAGCAGCACACAATAACAAAGTAACCGATTACAGCCTTGGCATATTCGGAACATCAGACAATTTTATCATGGCGATGCAGATGGCGAAAGCACTTTCAAGTTCAACGATTGTTCCATCCACATTTCAGAAAAATGATGCAAACTGTTTGATCGCCATTGAACAGGCACAGAGACTTAAAGTAAGTCCTTTGATGGTTATGCAGAATCTTTATGTGATTCAAGGTAGACCGTCATGGAGTTCAAAATTTCTAATTGCAGCAATTAATAATTCTGGAAAATTCGACATGGAATTGCAGTTCGAGGAAAAGAAAGACAACTCTGGGAAGCCGTACTCTTGCCTTGCCTGGACTACGAAAAACGGCAGAAAAGTAGAGGGAATGACCGTTGACATGGATATGGCAAAAGCGGAGGGTTGGCTTGGCAAAAACGGTAGCAAGTGGAAAACAATGCCACAACTTATGCTTAGATACAGAGCTGCATCATTCTTCTCAAGCCTTAATTGCCCGGAACTGACGATGGGATTGTACACAAGAGAAGAAATGCAGGACAACGATTTTAAAGAGTATTCTTCTATGGATGAATTACAAGAACAGGTACAGAACGACATCTCAGAAAATGCAAACAGCGTTGAATTTGCGGAATATAAAGCAGATGTAGTTGACACAACAGCCGCAGAAGCAACCGAAAAAAAGGCAGACAGCACATTGCCACCATTCATGCAGGCAGAATAGGAGATTGAGTATGAGAGTAATTTCACAGGATGGAACGATAGATATTCCTTATGAAAACAGTTCATTATCAGTATTTTGTGTAGGATATGTAGAACCTAAACGCACACTTATTTGTTGCCGAAATTCTTGTCTTAAGGAAGAAGAAAAAATTGCCGAATATTCAACCACAAAAAAAGCAATTAAGGCTATGGAAATGCTGAGAGAGCAATATGCGAGAATTGAAATTATAAAAGCTCTTGCAAGTGGCACTTGCAAGCATATGGAAGAATCGTTAGAGCCAGAAGAGTTCAAAAACATTCTTAAAAAATACATAAATATGGAAGTTTTTCGATTTCCACAGGATGATGAAATATATGTGGTTGAATGACACTGGAAGAGCGTGTAATCGTTGAGACTTACACAGGCTACTGTATGACAAGTGGTGATGAAAGAGATGCGGTGTATAAATACATGCAAAAACTTCTTGGCAGACCTGTTTATACACACGAATTGGCTCAGAAATCTGTCATGAAGAAACTGCACGAAAAGAGCAAAGCAGATTTTATTGAATTATGCAAAGAAAAGTGAGGTGGTGTAGATGTTTTTGAGAACGATAGGAACTGGAAGTTCTGGAAACTGCCATTTACTCACAGCAAGCAATGGTGAAACACTTATCCTTGATTGTGGTGTTCCGATTTCTGAAATCAAAAAAGGGTTGGATTGGAATATTAAAAATGTGGTTGGGTGCATAGTCACTCATCGGCATGGAGATCATAGCAAATCTGTTTACGATTTAAGAAAAATCGGAATAAAAGTAGCAACACCATACTTGTCCAATGACGAATATTCACTTGTCAGGCTCTATTTCGACCATACAAGATTTCGAGTGATTGCATTTGAACTTACTACGAAAGATGGAAAATGGACGCACACAAACGCAGACGGAAGTGAATGCCCTTGCTATGGATATGTTATATCGCATCCAGAAATGGGAAAACTTCTGTATGTGACGGACACTGAATTTGTTAAATGGAGATTTGATGATTTAAACCATATTTTACTTGGTGTTGACTACGACAAAAATATGGTTGATATGAACAATCCGGCAAAAGCAAGCCATGTTCTCAGAGGTCATATGAGCATTGATACAGCTTGTAAATTTGTTGAAACAAATCATTCACCAGACGATGTCAAGAACGTAATCATGTTCCATTTATCGGAAGAAAATGCAGATAAGTATAACTTTATCGAACAAATGAAAAAAGTTGCTATACGGTCAAATGTGGACGTTGCAGAGCCATACAAAGAATGGGAACTACGCAATCCAAATGTTGCACCATTTTAAAGGTGATTAATATGTACAACGAATGCAAAAATTGCAGAGATAGAACACAAGAATGCCATGCTACATGCGTTAAGTATTTTATATTCACTCTGCAAAATGATGAAACTAAACGGCGTAGACAGGAAGCATACATGCGTGACTGCTTCACCATAGAAAGCGTTATGCGTGCCGTTTATGAAAAGAATAATATTCACCATGCCGATTATGGCTATTGTGTGAGAACTAAAAGGAAAAGAGGTATGACATGAATAAAGTGATAATGATCGGACGACTCACACGCGATCCAGAAGTGAGATATTCACAGGGTGAAAATCCGATGGCTATTGCCAGTTACAGCCTGGCAGTAGACCGAATGTTTAAAAGAGATGGAGAACCATCGGCTGATTTTATTAAATGCAAAGCATTTGGAAAACAGGGCGAATTTGCCGAAAAATATCTGAGAAAAGGTATGAAGATTGCAATTACAGGGCACATTCAGACTGGCAGCTACACGAACAGAGACGGAAACAAGGTGTATACGACCGATGTGGTTGTAGAACAGCATGAATTTTGTGAAAGTAGAGCAGAATCTACTAACAATTCTGGTTATTCGCCAGTACAGCAGCCACAGCCATCTCCGGCACCTGTAAGTTCTGCAAATGACTTCATGACGATTCCAGATAACATGGAAGAGTTACCATTCAATTAGAGGTGAAGATATGGGTAAACACACTATTGATGAATTGCACCAGTGGCAGGCATTGCCACTGAGTGTAAAAATCAGAATGACAAAAGAACGTATTAGAAACTGGATTAATGAATTTGGCGAAGATGGGGTGTATGTAAGTTTTTCCGGCGGTAAGGACAGCACCGTTCTTCTCGATCTGGTAAGGAAAGATTATCCAGAAGTTAAAGCAATGTTTGTAGATGTACCCACTCAATATCCAGAATTGAAACAGTTTGTTATGACTTTTAAAAATGTTGATATCGTGAAACCAAAGATTTCATTTGCTCAAGTTTGTGATAAATACGGTTTTCCATTGATCAGCAAAGAAGTTTCAAATTGTGTTGATGGTGCTAGGAAGTATTTAAGGCATCTTGACAGCCAGAAAAATATCAACAAAATTTTGACAGACAGACAGTTCCGTATGCTTGCTATATGGCAGACCTGCTATGAATAGACAGGAGAATAAACAAACAGAACAAACAGTACAAAAGTTTGCGGATGGGGGTTATCCCTAGCGGTTCAGAATATTGTCTTAAAAAGTTAAACGGAGAGCGAATAAATAAAGATGGTAGTTACAGTTCTTTTAATCAAGAAAGGTATAAATTTTTCCTCGAAGCACCATTTGAAATAAGTAATAAATGTTGCTACATAATGAAGAAGAAGCCCTCGCACGACTACGAAAAGAAAACTGGTAGAACGCCAATTTTAGCAGTTATGGCAAGCGAGAGTATTCAACGTACGCAGAAATGGTTACAGGATGGATGTAATGCTTTTAATGTTACAAGACCACATAGCAACCCTATGAGCTTTTGGACGGAACAGGATGTGTTACTTTATATCAAAGAGAACAATCTTCCTATATGTTCAGTATATGGAGATGTAGTTGTCGATTATTCGGCTATGGGGCAATGTGATAATCAAATGTCGTTTGCGGATTATGGAATATTTGATAATGAAAGACCATTACTGAAAACTACAGGCTGTCAAAGAACAGGTTGCGTGTTGTGCGGATTCGGATGCCACTTAGAGAAAGAAAGCAGATTTGAACTTTTGAAGCAGACGCACCCTAAATTCCATAATCTGCTATATATATTGAAAAACAATGGCGTGACATACGCAGAAGCTATTGACTGGGTGAATGAACATGGTGGATTTAATATTAAATATTGAGGTGAAACATGAGAAAAAATAAGGAACAGTTACAGCAGGAAGTAGCAGAGATCCGGCGGTTTGTGGATGGGGATTCCAGAGATGTGGCAATAAAAGCCAGGGTGTTGGAAGAACCAGATGAATTTGGAGATGCCTTTTTGGAATGCCCGTGTGGAGCGATATCACAGGTTAGCACAATGCACCGAAACAGAGGTATATATTGTTGGAAATGCGGACAGAAATTGGATTTCGGGAATGAGGAATAATTATGGAATTTATAAATCAATGTAATTGCATTGTAGATTATTCTGCTTTAGAAAAAGCAATTATTGAAGAATGCAGTAGAAGAAATATAACACCGAATAGTTGGATTTGAAATTGCTATTGATGTAGTAAAGAGAGGTGAAAAAAATGACAAATAGAGAAAAATATGCAGAGCAGATTTTAGATATTGCGTGTAGCGGTTACAAAGTTGCAATTGATGAAAATAATATGAAACCGGTTCCGTGCAAAGACATATTATGCTCAGACTGCTATTTTGGATTTAAAGTGGGTATCAAGTGCAACGATGCATGTAAAGAATGGTGCGAATCAGAATATGTCGAACCACAAATTGACTGGAGCA